GCCCGTTAAAAATACCATATATGGAAAAAGTTTATTTGAAGGACTCAGATGTAGTGAACGAATTAACAGATGTGATTCCCGTGGCTACGACTGAGAAAAACGGGCTTAACCCTGCCAGTGATGTAAGGAAGGAAAAAATGATTGCAACCGTAACTTCGAGAATTATATATGAAGGAGTGTCTTCAACAGCAATATCTACCTCCTTACTTATTAGTCTTGCCGCTTACGGTGGCGGACCGATGACCTTATTTTATATGACCATTAATAGATCAGTTGATGTTTTGAAGGCGCCTACGATAATTTTGAATCGGATAGGTGGGGCAAATGCTCCGGCAACTCCACGATTTAAGATCTGGAGTAACGAAAACACCGGTTCTTTCAAAATTATATTGGAACACACACAATATACGCCATCCGTGTATGTAAAGATTCTGAATACTACTACACCCGGTTATGACGTTGTACCTTTATCAGTTGCCAATCAGGAGGAAGTTGATGCAGCAACGTATATTGATGTTTCATAAATTATAGGGGCATAATGCCCCTATAATCTGATTCACGAGAATAACTCCGTTTCTATATCTGCAATTTATAAAGAAAGCGTAGACGCTAATCTCATTACAAGTCCGTCCAGTCAGTTACATCCTCTTCAATAACGTTACGAAATACACAATCTGAGGTATAAAATCCTTGAAAACAGGTAGTGATAGAAAATTCAGTATTGAGTTTTATTGCAAGATATAATTGTCCATTATAATTGCAATGTCCCATTTTAAAGTTTACAGAGCCATCTCCTCCTCCCCATGCGCCTGTTACATTCATATCCTTTATAAGACGTGAAGCAGAACGAAACAACACGATATCGGCCTTGGCCATCATCGGACTGTATTCTATACCTGCTCTTAACACAAACAAACTACCTAAGACTCCAGTAGCATCCACTTTATTTGTTAAACCGGAAATAGGAACAAATAGCAATATTCTACTTCCCGCCCCAGAACTGGAACTGTATCTTAATTGTGTATATCTCATTTTGTCTGTTCCTGTGGTCGGAGAAACATATTCAACCTTAGACAGGCTATCTACAGTCACCTGTGCCACGTTATGATCAGCTGTCAACCCTATAATCGATGAGGGGGCATTGGTTAATCCAACTTCTGACAATTTTATCTTTTCCATATATGGTATTTTTAACGGGCAAAAGAAATATCTGACCAATATATCATTTGGGATAACCTTCTATTAAGAATATCATTTTTTACAGGTCACTCCATTCTTTCCAGACAATTTTTTCACCATCTCCTATGCCAATACGATATTTGCCTTTAGTCTTTTCACTAAAGAGTATTTGAGATATTACTTGGCTGGGCGTTACATCGCCAGCAACAAATCTTTGACAATGAAGTACGACCCCATTGGTATAATTCCAGTTTGGAGTATTAGAGGCTGTTACAGCCATTATTAACCCTTGTCCTGTGTGTAAATAATAATCATCTGGATTTACACTACTAAGTTTTGCTGGATTTAAGAGCATACCGCCTTCGATGATATTGGTAGAAGATAGTAAACCTTTCTCTGCTGAGGTTGCAGTAGGTATATTGCCTCTTATCTGTTCTATCACATTCGCATCTGTTATATTGATCTTTTCCATCATTATACTTTTAAGGGGCAGAAGAAATGAATGGAAAACAAACACATATTGTAATTAGTATTATTTAGTAAAAGATATTTCCGTTAACGTGCTAATATCTATGCCTGTTTGTTCTTCCCAAATAAGTTCTCCTGAGAATATGAAATCCAGTTTGCAATAAATGATATGATACGCTGCTCCTATATAAGCATATACATATTCTCTATCATGGTAAAATTTAATATAGGTGGAACTTCCACTACGCCTATAAATATTTATAATAGACATATCTTCCACGTTCTGATATGCATTCGAATAGATGCTAAACTCTGATATATCAGTTGATTCTCCGCGCCGAAATAATACGGTTACTTTACCTGAGAATCCTCTTCTTTTGCATGAAAACAATTTTATTAATTTATTGGGGGATTCACTTGTTTGTAATGACTTGGTTACATATTCTTGACTATATAATCCGCTTTTATTTGTTGTGGCTATAGGTAAACTTACTCTTACTTGTTCGATTACACTTGTATCCGTTACTTGTATCTTCTCCATACCCTTGTATTTTTAACGGGCGTTTTTTCTACTACGAAAATCAGCCCAATTTAACATTTTATTTTTAATCTCTTTTTGTTTAATTTGTTTCCCCAAAATTACAGCATTGGGAGACGCTGAAAAAGACGACCTTCGCCGTATGTACTAAATACTCTCCAATGTTATTCCATCGGAAGACGCTTTAAAGTCAGATTTGTTTTTAATGATAAGAGTGACACCCATACCAGAAGTCACGCTAGCCGTCATCGGTGAGTATATAAATTCTACGATATCTCCAGGATTGTTCAATTTGACAATGCTATACTGTTTTCCTTTGAACAAGAAAATATTATTAATTATATAACCGATAGAAACAACACCACTACCACCATTAATTATACTAAATTCTGTCCCGAATGACCTTGAGCCTGAACTGAAAAAGAGAGTAATCAAAGTATTACTGTCACTTTTACAAACATAAATATTGTTTTTAGTAATCCCTTGATGAGGGGCCTCCGAGTCAAAGACAACCATTCCTCTCCTTATACTGCCGGATAATTCGCAATCTCCGGTTTTAAAATTGAGCTTAAGATTAGGAGTAAACGCGTTTGTACCAAACTTCCGATAATCCTCAGTAGGATTGCCCGATGCATCAACACCCTGCTGCGATATCATATATTCATCCTGGAATACAGCCGAGCCTATCAAAGCGAAATTAAGGAGAGCGATCTCGGCTGCAATTAACTTGTCGTAAGGATAAGGCGTCCACAGTCCACTCTCTTGATGAGCTTCAATCCATTCCTTTGGGCTAATCTCCGTATTTCCAGAAACGCGGCTGGTCCACATGTACAGCACATTTTCTTGCTTCAGATACTCCCCGTTCTTATACACATTGTCCACATTCCAATCTTCCGAGCGTGGAAATGGCGTAGGATTGGCGGCAATAATGTTCACCTGCCTGCTATCAATTTCTTTTGTCCGGGCGGCATCCTCATAAGCATAGATACTGATACGGTTAGCAGTAGCATACTTATCTGAAGGAATAGTGTAGTCGTATGAACTAACCTTTGAAGCAGTTTTGTCCTCAAACAACTTCGTTACACTGCTCCCTACAACGCTTTCAACCCGAAACGTGAGATAGGCAGACATGGCCACCTTATCGCTCCCTTCACCAGCCCAGAACCGGACCTGTAACGGTGAAGCCTGTACGTTATTAGCATCCAAAGATACCGTCTCCGGATTGACACCAATCCAAAGGCGTTCAGATTCAGCAACCAAATAGAATGTTCCTGTCAGTATCATATCATACAATCTATGCAGTCCCGCTAATAGAGCCTGACAAGCCCATTTTAGCACGCACCATGTCTTCAAAAGTAATTTTCGCATTGGCTCCCGTAAATGTGGCGGCACTCTTACCGGTAAGGATGAATGCGGCGCCGGCGTTATCTTTCAGAGAGAATGTCCAGGTTGTAATGAGCGAAGGAACTTCCTCACCCGTGCTACGTTTTACCGCCACCGGTGTGACTGTTGCAGTCTCGCCTTTTTTAACCACATTTCCACTGATACCTGTAATCTTGAGTAGTGCGTAATAGGGGTCAGAAAAGTCAGTAATCTCATCATAGCCGGAGGCAACCAATGAACCGTCTTTCTTGACATCACAGCGCAATTTAAGTACGTTATCCACATCATTGGTAGAAACCACCTGAGTACGTGATGTACCCCAATTCGTGTCACCGGCCCCAAGCATTTTCACCCACTGGAAAGTAAAGCCGGTGTAATCGGTAATTTCAACCCCATCTTTGAAAATACGGGCTGTCTCAGTCAAAGACTCTCCGTCCAGAAGAAGCTGTGAACCCTTATTATTAGATATCAACACATCATACTGGTTACCGGTAGACTCCTGAATAACAACTTCCTTTGACAGCGCATTGAAGGCAATCGAAGAGCCGCCAATCTCAACGGTACCTGAAACGGTGATCCGGTCATTGTCGTACCCGGAGATGGGTACAAGATTCTTCATTACACGCAGGGCCGGTACCTTATAAGTAGCTCCGCCAATGGTAGTACTGCAAGCATCTATCTTCTTGAAATACCCCACCATACCGGAATTCGTAGACAAACCGTCACTGCCGAATGTCAACAGTAAGTCATTATATCGAAACTCAATCGTGTTGGGCACAAGAACGCTGCCATCAGAGATATCACGCAGGATAACAACAACGGTCGGACGATTATTCTCGGCCAACGTTTCAAAGTTAGGAATAAAAACGGCTGTACCCTTGTTATACCTTTGCACAAGCGGAGTACCTTCTACCCGGAGTGTACCATTGATGGTAGTACCATCCATTAAGGCAATGAGGGTAAAACTTCCTTCAAGATTCATACGTCACCCCCTTCCTGTTCAACAGGATCTTCGGTCGGGGTCGGTTCTTCAGTAGTGGTATCCTCTCCTGAAGGTTCACTCCCATTAACATTCTCACCGTCTCCCGACTCTTCACTATTGCCCGCATTCTTCTCTTCTGAAGGTTCATACAGGCCGCTTTCCTTTTGCTCCTTTATCAGAGCTTTCAACTTATCCTTCGAAAGTACTTCAGGACTGAAATTAGAAAGCACCTTCAAAGCACTGAGCGGCAGGATTACACGACCGTCCGGAATACGTTCAACATACTTGTAATCGTAACCCTGCTCATCCAGTTCTTCCGGTTTTACTAACAGATAATTCATAAGCTATTCATATTTAGATGTTATAATCAATTTTCCGTCACTCGTTGTTAAGACCTTATTATCGCTTGTAGTCACTAATGCCGTTACTGCATACATCTTCACTGAAGCATATACCGATATAGGATACAAAGGATCGAATGAATAAGTCGAAGGGATAAACTCAACACTTCTTCCACGGCCCACATTTTTTGCCGTACTGCCAGCCTTGGCGGATTTCGCGTACCAGTCAATCACAAACAGGTTATCCTTGCCATTGCCAATCAATTGCTTGTTGTACGACAATATACACTCGTAGCCAACCGTAGTGTTCATACGGGAATTAAGCTTGATACCTTTCGTCTGCCGGATGTCGGCGCGTAATGTACCGGGCATCTCCACTTTGATGGAAGTCGTAGCCTGCATCTCATCCGAAGTCGGAGAAGACGGGCGGGTACCGTTATAATACGCACCACGGACACGGACAGAAATGTTCCGGAAGAACCGGGCGTCGAGTGTAAGGGTTTTCCCCCAGGTACCATCCGCGTTCTTGCCGGAGACAAACACCTCAAGCTCATCAGCCGTAAAGTCACGCCATGTTGTACCGTCAAGCATCTGCCACCAATAAGCGGCATTGGAATCTGCAACCGTATCTTCGCCTGAGTACACTTGAGCGGTGATTGAGTATAACCATTCTCCTTTACTATTGGGCACCACTTCGAGCGGATTGATAGTCCAGCCTTTGGGACGGTTGATCTTCAGGGAATAGTTGTTTGAATCAAAAATACTCGTTCGAAGTACAATACTACGCTCGAATTTCTCCTGTGTATTCTTTCGCTTATCCGTGATAGAAAAGATACAATGCAACTCTATCGGGCTGTTGTAATCCACATTCTTCTTTACCGTCAAAGAATAGGTGGGTTTACCTGTGGCTGATATAGCATAGTCATCATTGTTAACGATGCGATTACTGCCATCCGGCTTCGGTGCACCTTCGTACCACTCGGCACCGGTGATAGTCTGGCTTCCATTCATTAAACCCTCCGGGTCCTGAACAGAAATGTAGGGCATAAGCACGCAAGGAATGAGCGAACGGTCAGGTTCATAATCGTTCGTGTCCTTATTATAGTTCTGTACAGGATTACCAGATAGAACCTGTATCTCTGCCAGGAAAGAGTACGGATCAATGTGTACCTGTACGTCTTTGGGTTGGGTTTGTATAGCCATTCTATGTATGTTCTATGATTGTTATTTTTTTACGCCCTGTTTTCTCCGTTACCAACTCCTCAAGACTCTTACCGCCAAGTGTTTCATTAACAATTGTCATTCTGCGACAAGGGATAAATCCAAATAGTTTGTATCTATACTCTACGACTTTAGGATATGCGATAAAACCTATACTATTTTTCATAACCTTTATTTTTATTGTCCGACATATTAAAAAATGACGAAGTAAACATCCTGTCAAAGACTACACACCTCACAAACCTGTGTGAAGTCTTTTCCTTTTGTAATCTTTTCTTTTTCATATTCTTCAAATTCTAAATCCAACATAATTTTCAACTGTCTCCATATCTTCGCCCACCGGGATGAATACCCGGCAAATGAATTTCACTGTCCTGACCGAAAATCCCCATTCGCTCCCCATATCGGCGGAAGTCAACCGGATAACATGCTTCTGTCCGTCCACATAAGCAGGAGACCAACTGTTATCGGCAGGAACATTCCCGGTATCTCGCAGCCACTCCACTTCGACACCGGTAGTAGCCATAAGGACATTGGTGATATCACGGTTGCCATAACTCACAACAGCAGCGATATCGGTGTTCACGTTATTTTTGAAAAACTGCCAACCAGTAGTAGATGTAAAGTCAAGATGATAGTTCTTGTCACCTTCAAGCAATGTCCATCCGGCAGAATTCCACTGAGGCTCTTCGGTAGTCTTGTCTACTATGCAGCCCCACTTACAACCATAATGATAGACTGTATGCTGTTCCAGCGTGGTTATCACCTTCTGACTCTCCAACTGGGTTTCATAGTCGACAAATCGGTAAGGCTCACCTCCTTGTGCTGTAGCCAGGGACCACTCGCCCCGGTCTACCTTCTTGGGTATGATGGTGCCGTTCCAATCAGCTTCATATATCTTTTCAAAGACACCAATCTTCGACATGACTCCGACATCTGTAGGACCGATAGGAAGTTTCTCTATCATCTTCACATTGGGGAAGCGGCCAAGAGTTAACGCATAGTTGTAGTCTTCGAGAATTGGTTTGAAAACATTCTGCAAGAACATGATCCTGCCTTCACGGGATGAAAGCAACCAACTTTGCGCACGCTCATTTACCGCTTCGCCAGCATCCGGGACTTTCGCATTACCTCTGCGGGTAACATTATATCCTTCAACCGGTGGGTAGTTCTTGCCGCCCGGTACTTCGCTATCAGGATAAAGAACTACAGTCAAAGTATTATCATTGCGGTTTTTCGATATCGGTCTGAACCAAGAAGTATAATAGTCTGTACCTCCGACCAACAGCGAGTTAATGATAGAATATAATACGTCGTCTTCCTCTAATGTAGTCCAATCCGTATCTGTTCGCTTCTCCATAGTAAGCCTGTAGGTACCATCGTCCAACAACTCAACCTTTTCAATGGTACCACAATCAGAGAAAGAGAAGTCTCCGGACATAGCCTGAATTTCGTTGATGATAAGGCGCAAAACGGTCAGCGATGACCGCAACTCCATGCGGTCAGCCTGTATTCGTCCATTTTCAGCAATTATGCCCTTGCCCGTTAATAATGAATCAATGATGCTTTCGCCTACCGTTAATTTACTCAAAGCCTTAATAGGCCCTTTTACTATGATGTCTTTCAAGAAAGTGATTATACCTTCTGCATAATCATCATTCTTTTTGCTGATAAACTTATCTCCTAAGCCCTCATTATTTGCCTTAATTGCCTTATCAATCTCGGCAAGTATTCTCAATGCTGAAAAGGTATTCCTATCGGTAGGAACAACAGTGTCATTGAGCTTTATCAAATAAACATACCCCTCCCCACCTCCCCCAGTTTCACCACCTTCTTCTTCACCACCTTCAGGGAAATCAACATCTATATTGTCAACCATACCCTGTAAAGACACCTTGAAAATATAGCTCTTCAATGACACAATTTCCTTAGTCATTTCCGGCACACTATTACCCTTACGAACAAATCGCACGCCATTGAAATACACATTAGAGCAACATAGTATCCGGTTCAGGTGCTCCGCAAACCAGACAGGACACCCCTCAGCATTACCAAGAGTAAACTTCTTCTGCGTACTCTCTACTGCAAAAAGTTCAACGATATTTCCATTAGAAATTTCAAACTGCTCATTGTTGACGGCAAATGTCCAATCATCATCTTTGAAGCCGCCAGGTGCACGGAATTCAAAATAGAACTGCTCTTCACCGTTCCAGAATATGCAATCATTCCTCTGCTTATTACTACGCATAGAGTAGCGAATGAGAGTAGTCTTATCCAGCTCGTGCTCATCATCCGTCACTTTGAAGACATTGCATTCTTGATCGCCTACAGAAATTGAATAATAACCAGATGCAAGCCCAGTGATCGTTGAATGGAAGACTGTAGAACCATCTTTCAAAGAAAAGGATTGAAACTCGATTTCCCTGCTGGTACCATCAACATGATTCTTCAGTAAACCATTCATCTTATACTCAGTAGTGGTAATAACCTCTATGAATATGTTATCGGTAGGTGCAAACAACTGTATGTACCTACTCTCAGCCCCGAATCTATCAGAGGATGGACTAAAGAAAAGTGGAGTAAATGGTGATATCTTTATCATAACTAACCAATACTTTTAATTTGCAGATTATATTCAACCCCTTCATAGTGCCTAATCTTATATTTCAGCTCGTTTATGAAGCAAGTATATAGCAGGTTGTTCCTTTCAACCTCAACAAGAGCATTTACATCTGACGGTATTTCACCATCGGCTGTACTAATAGTTAATGTGTCTACGGTAAATAGAGAATCTGTAAGTTCTATGTCAGAATTCTCGGCGATATCGTTTATCACAACATCACCATTACCGGATGAAGAGGCGAACCTCAGAGACTGCATAAATGAAGCAATGTACTCTTTGTTTGCCTCGATAATCGAACGGGGCGAAAACATAGCGTTGAACATGGAAGCCGAAGAGATTACACCAGTAATACTATAGCCCTCCCTGACCAACTCATAATAAGCAGCGCCCTCATCCGATGAAGCGGCAACAAAGAATGTATCATTATCACTTTCATTGTCGGTCGTATCTTTTCCCCGCTTGCTAACCAGGAACTCAATACCGTATGGATCGGCACGCAACGGACTTATAAGCTCAAGGGCTTTATCCGTAATGGTTATCCCGGTATCATATTCATTGGTAAAGTGGAATTCATCACGACCGTTAATGCTATCATAGTCCTGCTTATCATAGCCAACCCTCAACAAAGCATAAATAAGCGATGAATTCACTTTCACCTTGAATTCGTCCCCGGTATAACCGATTCTTTTTTGAACCTCAGAGTGAAAAAGGGAGGTACGTTTCTTGAAAACGACTTTGTTTTCAGTGATATCGGGAACGTAACCATACACAGATTCCATCCAATCTGAGAACTTCTTGAATGATGTGTATATCTTAGCTTTTTCCAAGCCTCTGGCACTTTCTGCCGCCATTATCATGGTAGAAGATAGCCGAGTATCTCCGGTATAATCAATTTCGCCTATATAGCCCTCTTTCTCTTCGTTTATACTCTTCAATAGACGATTGAGAAGAATAGCAGGCTTAATAACATTAATCAGTTCAGACTGCATTTTATCCATGTAATAAACAGCCATTTTAAAATTCTCAATTCTAATCTTAACTCCGGCAGCCGTATTAACATAAAGCCTATAGACCATTCCAATCTTTTTGGATTCATTCTTTTGGGGATCAACAAGGACAAGGCATTTTTCCTCTACATGATACACCTCACCAGCCTTGAGCCCACTTGTATGAAACACGGTACCATTTACCGTTTCAGCACCAACCATCTTTTCCCCTTCAATATCAAATCTCCCGGTACCGGACGAAATAGTGATATCACAAGTCAAGTCCATATATAGACCGTGCGGTGGCAAAGCGAAAATTTTCATGAAAACACCTTTGGTATTTCCATGAAAAGCACCGTCTGATTCATGATAAGGTTCTATATAACCACCTACGTATACCTCATTATTCGAATCAACCAAATAGACATCAATATTCGTATTAGACATCGAAGTTCCGGAGGGATAAATATACTCGTCATTATCAATGTTGAAATTGTAAGTGTTCTGCATCAATAGCCTGTCATAATTGAGCGCCTTCTTTTCTTTCAGTTCATCAACAAGATATTCATATTCAGTACTCTTTTTCGCCTTTATCTTTGCCGCAAGGCTGTTATCAATAGCATTGATGTAAACGGTGGTATCATCATATTCCAACGAGCCAAAATCCAAATAACTACCATAGACAAAGCGTTTATTACGCTCGTTGTCTGTTGTATAAACCTCTATTTGGGCATTGGCCTTTAAATAATTGGTACGGTATTCATTAAGTAAAAGGTTATAGGCCTTATTCGTAAACTCAAACTTCGAAGAGAATGAACGGATTATCCCGCTAAAATCATTCCGTTTCAGCGAGAGACTAACTTCATCCCAATTTTTGATACAATCTTCTTTAAGGATGAAAGGTGTACCATTTATGATAAGAACATACCGATTCATACATTTTCCTTTGCAGCGAATATATAGAAAATGCTAACCGGCAAACAGGTTAGCATTTATCTTGACATTATATAATTGCGGCAAAAACAACACAATCATGTTATAATCAGCGCATTACAACAGGCACAAATTAAAGGGTGAATTTACTCAGCCCAGCTCACGCCTCAATATTTCTCTGCCAAAAGAGATACGGCTACGTACTGTAGTAGCAGGAATATTTAGTAACCGGCTTATCTCATCATAGGAATAACCCTTAGCATATAATAAGACACACTCTATACAGCATGATTTAAACGCACATTGCCGAATTACCGATAAGATTTCATGGAATAAAGCCCTTTCTGATGCTAAGCGTAGAGACACAACTTGACAAACATCATCATAGTCAACAAAGCGAATGATGGACTTTCGGTTATAGCTGGTTATATAAGTATTTTGCATAATCACTTCGCACCAGGGTTTCAATGGTCTGCCACTCTCGAACTTGTCTTTGTTCAGCAAGACTTTATAAACTGTATCATTTGCAAGATCCTCGGCATCTTGTGTAGACCAACAATACTTTCTTGCAACCTTTACGATCCAGGGATAGATCAAAGCAATTTCCTTCTCAAAGTCCATATTCATTCCTCCTCACAATGCGCATGGTAACTTCACCAGCCATGCTTTGTTCTACAAATTCTCGCTGTCTGACACTCTGCTCGTATAAATCATTGGCAGACTGCTCCAAAGACTCTATGAGTCTATCAACAGAAGGTTTGGAGGAAACAAGGTCCTTTACTTCGGACAAATCAAGAATTATCCGATTACATTTACTCTCAATAGAGTTTAGTTTTTGTAACAGCTTGCAATAACCTAAATGGTCAATGCCGCATTTAATGCTTGTTTTTTGCATAAGAAAACTCATTAGTAGTTCGTAAAAAGAATTACTAATGAGTTCATCAAAAGTCCGATAGCATTAAAAAAAATATTTATGCTATCTAAATGTTCCCCTCTTATTCATTATGTCAACATTCACCTGGTTTACAATATTGGCATACACAGCAGCATTAATCTGATGCATATCAATGTGCATTTTGATGTATGTCATAATAAATGCAATTTCTGAGTCATAATAAGAACGTATATCATCTGGCGAAGACTTCTCTTTAGTTTTCTCCGGATCTGCATTTACTTCCTCATTACGATGCTGTTCAAAGGTAGCATATCTCAGCAAATCAGCAACTCTATCTTTGAGGTTGTCATCGCTCACACCGGAAACATCCTCATCAATCATGGCAAGTAAGGAACGTATATCCTCATACGCCTGTTGCATAACAAGAGTGGTACATATCCGGAGAAAGAAGACTTTCATTTTACATTTTATCGCTTCTTCTTTTTTCGCAATAAAAGCTCTCATTCCTGATTTATCGGCAATAAAGCGATATGATGCGATAAGAGAATGAGCGCATCTTTCAAGCTCTTCTTTGTTAACTTGATCACCATCATCTAATAGCAAACAGTAATTGCCACACAGCAGTTCTATAAACTGCGCTAACGATATTTCATTCAATCTTATTTTCATGAATTTCTCAATATGTATAAGTCAAATTCTCTTTTATAAGCCTCTCTCCTACGTTGTTTGATAGACTGTACCAACAGGTTGTTCGTCATATCCATCCGGCGTTCAAGACCGGAATAGTCGTTATAAACAGTAGTGCCAGCCCCACCCTTTTCACTGTTACGAAGGAAAGAGAACATCGGAGCAAAACTATTATTCTGCCAGTCAAGGGAACCGAAATCATCGACATCAGGAAAGACCTGAGCACCTTTCGGAAGATCTACAAGCATAGGGGTATCAGGAGTAATCCATGCCATCCCCTTATACATTACAACTTCACGTTTGCCAGCATCACCTACGAGAGCTTTTCCCCCAGGATGAGCACCGTCTTTCGTACCCTCTGCGTATGATGGTATAGGGGTAGCGGCAATAGTGGCAACTTGAATAGCTCCCATTGCTCCGACAATGGCAGCTAACACAAAATTAGGTAGCGATTTAGTAATCGCTAACGCTGTGGCGATACCTGCTTGTGCAATACTTGTAGCTTTATCCCAAATAGCCTGCTTTCTGGCAAGATCCTGTTTTTTCTTCTCCAATTCACGATTCTTAGCCTCAGTCTTTTCCTTTGCAGCACGTTTCCTTATTTCCGCTTCTTCCTCGGAGAGAACGCCATATTCCACTTGTTTCTCGATACGTTCAATATCACGATCATAAGCTTCATCGTTAGCGTCCTGCTCATCTTCAATCTTGGTTATCTGGCCATCGTAAACAGTTGCAATGAGCTCTCCAATATTTCCTATTGCCTGTTGAGCTGTCTGCAACCAATTTTGCAGGCTACGCATTCTATCTTTATGAGATTTTTCGTCAGCCTTAGTTACTTTCTCAATAGCGACAATCTCAGCCTCAGCCTCTTTCTGAGCAAGCTCAGCTTTCAACTTTTGGAGCTCTTCAGCAATCTTTGCCCTATCATCAGAACTAAGGTTATCTGTTTTAAGTTCCAGTTCCAGGGCATCAATGGCAGCTTCGTTCGACTTCCGGACATAATCTAATGTAAGTTGGTATTCCTGCTCGGCATATTCCCTCTGAGTAATTTTCTTTTCTGCAAGTTGTTTTTTCAAAGAGAGCATGTCAGCTTGATAGATCTGGTCACGAATGATTTGTTCGGCTGCCGCATTCTCTGCAATAAACTGTATCTGATAAGCGGCATTCTCTTCAAGTATCAGTTGCTTCTTATTGCTATATTTCTGATCGATGGCAAACACATCCTCACTTGTCTTTTCTGCCGCATCAATCTCAGCTTCACGCTGTAAATCCAGTTGCCGGAGCTTCAATGCAAGTTCTTCCCTTGAGCCCTTCTGAACTACTTCAAGAGAATTGGCAATGTCTTGCTTTTCACGGTTAGCATTATACTGGATGGAGAAACGCTGAATAGCATTTTGCATCTCTTTAGCCAGATTCTCCCGAGTGGCAATTTCTTCTTTACTATAACCTTTGACTGTGGCAATCTTCTTTGAATACTCAAGACCAATCTTTTTCAATTCTTTATCCAAGCCCTCATTCATCAAAGCAAGTATGGAATCCTGATAAGACTCTTGGATCTTTCTCTTTTCAGCAGCAGCCTTCTCTAATTCACGCTTTTCTTTCTCTGTCAGGACTTTGGTCGTTTCTACTTTTTCTGTATGCTCCTTTACATAATCGCTTTCATAAGCATCTACATTTTCAAGGACATACCTATATTTTTCTGCATTCTTCTCCGCTTCAGTCCAAAGTCCAAATTGAAAATTACGTTGCTTATTATAAGTCGACATTGAAGTTCCTGATTGAGCACGAGTAAACATATTACTCTTTTGCATGGCTTCAGTAACTTTTCGATAAGAAAATTCAGCCTTATCTGCCACCTCAGAATATTTCTTAATCTCAGAATTAAGATACTCCTTTTTCTCCTCAACAGCCTTCTTAAATGCTTCCTGAGAATCCATACCGCCATCCATATAGCCTTGCCATGCTTCTTTTATTTCATTGATATAACGTTCTTCAATTTTAAATTCAGAAGCTATTTCACGCTGACCTCTTAGAGCTTCCTGCATAGCTTCAGTCTCTTTATCTTCAAGGGATTTAAAATCATCAGCAATATTACGAACTCCACGCGCTAAGAAGTCAAGCACACCCTTCATCGTTCCTTTGGAATTAGAGAATGTCAACATCAAAGCCTCCCATGCAGAAGACAGAGAAGCTATTGAACCCTTGACATTATCTTCCATAGTATGGGCCATACCCGCAAGTTCTTCATCAACACCGGTTATCTGCTCTCTCAAAGGAACAAGTTTATCTGCCGATGTAAGGAAGGCATTAAAAGCTGAAACACTACGTTTATCTGTCAATTCAAGAGTAGTATTCAAATCTACTCCCCTATCACGCAATGTTTTCAATCCATCTACAAGATCCGGCAAAGTCTTCACAGGTTTACCCAATTCCAAAGCGAGTTTTCCAGAACCGTCAGCAAGATTCAATAGAATATTTCTCGTTGCAGTAGCAGACATTGAAGCATCAAAACCAGCATCAGCCAACTTTCCAAGCAAAGCAAGAGTATCTTCTATTGTGAAATTAAATGATTTCGCTACAGGTCCTACAATTGGTAAGGCGGTAGCAAGATAATTGAATGATAATGCACTTTTTGTAGTCGCTACTGCCATAGCTGAGACATACCGTTCAGTCTCTCTTGTATCAGCATCAAACATTCTCAATGCTGCACCAGACAAAGCGGCCGCTTCACCCAATTCAGCACCAGTTGCTTGGGCAAAACGTAAAACAGACTCAGTGGCTTGTAGAACTTCCTTTCGGGTAAAACCAAGTTTAGCCAACTCTATTTGTAATTCTGTTGCCTCAGATGCCGTGTACTTTGTCATGGCTCCCAGACGTTTTGCATCTGCTGTCAATTCCTTGATGTTGTCAGAGGTAGTTCCCAAAATCGCTGCTAAGCGGCTATTAGCAAACTCAAACTCAACAATACTGCCAACCCCTTCACGTAATTTTGTGAACAAAGCAACTATACCATTGATAACAGCTTGTCCGCCAACATACCCGGCAACAATGTTTTTCATCCCATCGTGCACCTTATTCAAACCAGGAGACAACTGAGAACTGAGTGCTTTACCTGCATTACTTGCAATAGTTCCGAAATTCTGTAGCCTGTTATTTCCTTTTTCGATTTCAAGAATTGCAAGTTTCACCTCCTCACGATATGCACCAACAGTCAATTTCTGCCGTGTTTGTGCATCAGAGTTCTTCTTGGAATAATTGGAGTTGGTATCTATCGTAGAATTTAGCCGTGCCAATATCGTAATATAGTCAGCATCCGTATCACGAAGTAACTTTACAGCTTGCCTCAATTGTTTATTGGCTGTCTCAGCCTCTATAATGCTGTGGACCTCACGATTAGTAAGAGTAATGGCATCCTTAATTATACGAAGCCTTTCCTCCTCACTTATATTGGCATTTCTTCTTGTGCTATTACCAGAGTTCTGCGCCTTTGTAGCGGCCAACTCAGCTTTTGCAACCTTTTCAAGTGCAGCGGCATTCTTTGCATTAACATCAGCAAGTTGCTTCATATCTTTGGCAGATAAATCACTTGCTGAAGCTTGCTTTTGCAAATTATCTGCAACCTCCTGAAGCACCTTCTTTTGTTTATCAAGAGTCACATTAAATTCGGTGTTCGTTTTCTCTGCAGTCGCAACCTGAGCAGAATATAATGCAAACAGCTTATCAAGCTCTTTAGGAGTCTCTATTTCCATTTTCATGCCCTTGGCAAGTTCTTTTGCCACATCGACATAAGTATTCTTTATCTTAATCAACTTGGCATCACATTGCTCAAGCTTTTCAAGTTCACCCTCTTTAATTAATCCACTTATTCCAAATTCTCCCATCACAAATAATGTCTAAATTCTACTATTTCACCATCTATCTCACTACCTGCCTTATCAAAACCATATGCACCGTCCGGTCTTCTATACACAACATAGATGCACTGTTCCAATATGGCAGCTTTTCGTGCAAGTTCGCTCACATGAGCATACTCGCACATTATCTGCTTGTTATCACAACTGCAACTCATCTGTAACCACTATTTGATATAAACTTTTCCAGCCAGGGGCGAAGAATACGCTCAGAGAAGTATTTCTTTGCAGTATCACCAAGCTCAAAGATTTCACTACCGTACTTCTTCTCAATGTCCGGGCCTTCGTTGAAACCAATAGTCTTTATTTCCATGACCTCACCGGATAACCGGGCCTGTATGCTATCATGGAACTTACCAGTTATGTACAAGTTGGGAACTTCAACCGGACGCGGTGGTAGGAATAAAACCTCTGACTCAATTGGTGGAGTAATATCATTCTTCCACTTCTTATAACTCTTCGCCCGGTGGAACCAGGGACCCGGTTCATTGAAATACGGGTCATTATCATAATCCGGACGAAGCAAACGTTCTTTACCGTTCATACCACTGTAAAGTTGCTCATGTATCAGGGATTCAATAACATTACTGTTATCCTCCATGCACGCAAGGCATTCCCGTTTGATACCGGTAGCAATCTTATGAATCACTTCATATACTTCATCTATACTGGCCATATCTTTTAAAAGAAAAGGGGGATGCGAAAAATCCCTCACCCCCCTCGTTTATCACTCATTTTCTTCCTTGACCTTTCCCTTCTTTATCAGATCGTATGCATCAGATAGCATTTTCTTACGATCATCCTCCGGGCGGTCCTGCCAAATTACCGGCATATGCTTATTAATGAAGTCAGACTTCTTCATAGCCTTTACTGCCGGCTCAATAAAAGTCACACCTTCAATAATCATGCAGATACCCCCTCAATGTATTTGATACCATTCTCATACAATACTGAAGGAGCTTTAAGGGAGACAGTGCCTCCGCTCTCAGCAGGCACTACCGTAAGAATTCCATCTGCATAAGTAGCAGACGTAGCACCATTCAGAACTTCGGCAGCAGCTTTTGCTATTACTCCACCGTGCAAAGGAGTAAGGTCATACCCGCCGATTTTCTCGATCAACTTGTACTTGTTGGCTTCTTTGCTCACAAGTGAAACTTCTGTCAAGCCTTTGAGTCCATTCTTGATATTGAAATGGAGCTTGACGAAATCAATGTGCGTCAACAAATCCTCAATATCCGTATGACAGAAGCTGACTGTCATAGTTGATTTTGAGGAACTTGTAGAGAAGGGGGTTACAGTAGGATAAATCGTTGACATCGACATACCAGCGAGTATATCAGTGCCATCATTGTAGCCATATAAGAATTTATCGTCGTAGAAATAAACATCCCATTCCTTGGTGGCTGCCTGCAACAGTTTGGCATTAAGCGTTTCATCAAACTTAGGCAAAGTGAATGTTTCCGTTTCTGCGCTCATTCCATTGTACTGACTTGGGCCATAACCTACAGCATTAACCTGAGGTTCACCGCCGTTTTTAGCATATTCGACAAAGGAAGGAATCGGATATACCCTACCCGGCCGGTCGGCATGGCACAACTCTTCAAGTGTTTCCTTCGTAAGTTCAGTAGGTAGCTTCTGGCCTTTCTCAACAATGATGCAGCCTTTAACCCTACCCCAATCAATCTGACACGTAGAGCCGCCAGTATTAAGCAACGAGCTCTCACAAGTTCTAATATTTCTCATTTTATCTACAATTTGGATTGTTAATAGTAATTTCCATACTTTTGATATTGATGGCGTCTATAGTCTCACTAAGGGCATCACCCTTCTCGGTGTAGGCTCCATATCTGCCATATGAATAGTTCTCTGAATAACCATGATTCACTTTGCCATACCCCCAATCGAATCTATCATCATCCTTGAGAACTTCAATAAACCGGTCATATATCGGACGAAGAATATTCTTGAATGACGTTTCATGACGTTTCTCATTACTCCACTCATTGTTAGAGGAACAAGCAATTATCAACGACACCTTTGCCTTTGCAAAGTAATCCATGCTGTTCCTTTCCTCAGTAATCGGGCAGAACAGCGCTATGAGAGGAAACTTTGAAGGTGACGTCTTATCTGATTTAGTGGTGGTATCCAGCATGTCTTTAACATACTGACCGCTTCCGAATACAAAATTTATTGGCAGGTTCTTAATAACCTTCCGGGTACCTTTACTATCAGTGTAGATAACCTCAAGTTCTTCCGGAATTTTCTTTACCACATCGGCAAATATGTCTATGATATCGGTATTTGTCATAAGTTGAAAGTATTGATCGGAGTTAACAAATTGCTGTCGATACTTACCGTGAAAGGACATTGCTTCGAAGATGCCCACTTCACAAACTCACGGTTCTTCTTTACCATGTCATTCCAGGTACTTACTTGCCGTTGGATCGGTGAGACATAGGTGTTATCACACTTTAGCAACACAAGTCCCTTGATGGTAGCCTGGGAATTTGCATCACGCAGGATATAGAAGAACACATAGTTAGCGAACGGTTCGCGTAGCAGCTTGCATAATGATTCATACTTTGATTCTTCCTCACCCGCTGCGACAATAGTTTCTTCCCCACTATCTTCCTCGGCTTCGGCATTCTCCTGTTCCAGCAGTTCAAGATAGTCTGTAACCTCTTTGGAGAGTTTATTCCCCAACATGCTTGACAGGAAAATAGGTTGGAACTCCTTTATATACGCCACTATCGTATCATTCACAGCAATAGAATCTTGTGAAGGAAGTTCTGCCAATGTCGCATTAGCAATATGTCGCGGCCCGGCAAGGAAATATGAAACATCAATTAGCATCGTTATTCAGTTTTACGAGTAGCCGGACGCCCTCTCTTTTTCTCTTCTACGTTGATCGTTTTATCGTCAGACGTTTCAAGTGTCTTAGAGTCTTCAGCCGGAAGTTCCTTCGAGTCACCTGTAGGCAACTCTTTTTTATCTGCAACAGCTTCAAGTTCCGAAATACGGGCCTGCAAACCATCGCGTTCAGCAGTTAGAGAAGCAATGAGAGCATCCTTCTCTTTCATGTTCAGCTCAAAGCCTGATATTTGCGATTTCAGACTTTCATTCTCTTCGACAGATGCAGTAAGTTCAGTTAGCTTTTCATCCATCGCTTTACGGGCGTCTTCCTTAGTGATGAGCCCACATTTGGAGATAGGGGTGAGTGAAATCACCCCCCTACCCATGCGAACGCGTTGCTCTTTAATCACATTGGTAACATCCTTTTCGTTTCCATCAAGAATGTATTTCATATTTTACGCTTTTGCTTTAGTGATCGCAGTTTTCAAAGAGGCAAGATTACCATAAGCATAAGCCCAAGGCATGTAAACCGGGAAGATTACTTCTTCTTGCGCAATCAAAACAACTTCGTTACACAACTTGGTGTCAACATCTTCGGCCCATTCAAGAGTCAATGAAGAATAATCAACCAAGTTTGAAGCCTGATTAAAGTCTCCAAGCAAATATTTTCCAGGCATGATACCCTGATACTCAATGACAGGACGTCCAGCAATGTATTTCATACCGTTTCGCATTGAAACAATACCCAAGTTTCGCCCAGTAGTGTCTTTTTCAGATTCGATAGCATTGACTGTGATCGGATTCAAAACTATGGCGTTCGGATAATACTGTGCGTATGTCATTACAGCGAAAGCCGTTTTCACTACATCCTCAGAGTTCGGCTCTTCGATGTTTTTGAATGCAGCATTATTAACGGTAAATGTCATTTCTGCAAGAGCAGTCTCTGCACCTTTGTATGCGACACCCTCAATGAGAATTTGACGGTCGTTTATCTTTACGAGAGGGTGCGCAGTACTAAGATCGGTATTCACTGCCGCATTGGCAAACGTGATTGTCATACCGTCAATAATCAGGTCTTGAGGATTGGCAAACTCGATGATGGTGTCTTTGTTGTCATTTTGCCCTGCGACAGCTTTAACAGAACCGGCTCCCCCAGTTACAATCGCACTACTGATGATGGCCTCAACAGAAGTAACTCCTGTATGATTAACAATACCAAGTAGATTTTCACCATTGCCGTCACCGAACAGGATGTTCCAGTCCTCAGCCATCCATACAGCTTCAGGAAGCATATTCAGGATATAAGAGCGGATATAGACACGGCTCTTGAGCATACGTCTGGAAATACGGATATGTGTACCCAAACGTTTTGTACCAGTCTGTTGCTCCTTAACCTTAATGCTCGATTCAGGCAATCTACCATTCTCGGTAACATACCTGGCGTTACGGTCAAAATCATACACTTGAGCATAAGCCAACTGAGGGAATGCCGGATCACCCTGCAAAGTAGTAAGCACGTCGCGCATATGCAACGGTTTATTTGAAACCTGGCTAACTACGCGCTTTTGCTGTTGGGTAATCAACAATTCACCGGTATAATTGTCGGTCATAGACACAACATCTTTCAAGGAGAAACCATCAAAAGAACCGGATTTGCGCGTCTTGCCGGAAACAAAATCAGCAAATTTTTCAGAGTCTAACATCTCATTCAATTTTTCATCGAATTTGTTGATAGTCTCCATTGATAAGCCTTTCTGTTTCATTTTCTCGATGCTTTCACCCAAATTCTTGACCTGTTCAACGAGGATTTCGTTGTCCTTGATAAGTTGGGTAAACTTTTCACCATCGTAAGCTTTCAACAGATTGTTGACTTCGGTGAACTTTTCAGTCACCTCACTGGGGGAAAGCATACCCTCAAGAGATTTGTTCATGACATCACACATCATACCAGCGATGTTTTCCATGAACGACTTCTGCTCAGTCGGCAGATGGTCAGTTTTCAGATTAAAATCTGATACAGTAAATTTCTTTAAAGACATAATTTTTTTTCAATTTATAGTTCGACAAAGCAATCATTCAGAGTATGGAAGAAAGTGCTGGTATCAGCGGCTTTCCCTGTATCAACAGTTACTTCATTGGCTCCTGCTGACGGGGTCTGAGTGTCATTCAACGGCTCATTGCCACCTTTAGGTGAAGTATCTGTTGACTCATCTTTGATAACTGCATTACTTTTATAGACTCTTGCCCAACAATGAGGGCAACGTACATAATTCGAAATATTATCCATAGACTTAACATCCAGCATTTTCTGTGTGTCAAGAATGGCAATAACCTGTTCCCGGATTTGCGGGGTGAGCTTATTCATTTCCTCACGGACAATATCCTCTGTAATCCACCGGTGATATTGCGCAGCAAGCTCTAACACTTGCTGAGAATAAGTTACTTCTGGAACATCATCATAGTTAAACTCATAGCCACAATGTGGACAAGTTACTATAGGAGCACCACTAAGCGCTTTTAGCATTAAATTCAGTTGCATATCATAAGCATTTAAACGTTCGTCAGAATACCTGAAATGGAAGGACTTCCGGATAAACTCTATAGCATCTTTTACCTGCTCATTCGTGGCAGACTTAATATCAACCAGAAACGTTTGAGGATTACTCCCCCATGCGGTCAAAGTCGAATATTCTCCCATGAACCATTCTTTTACTTTTCTTCGATCTGCCTCATCACGCTTTATCGCTTTGACACCGATAGAATGTTCAAGAGTTCTACCATTCTCAGCATACAGTTTGTAATCTTCCAAAGTGTCGCGCCCCATCTGTTTTTTGAGATTAATCTGCCCGACCATCACAAGATTATTTTCCTTTTCTTCACCAGAAAGAGGAACACCTAAGAGTTGGTCAGTTCTATGGTTTAAGAACCAACGCATACGATTAAAATTCTCTTTCAACGTTTTGTTGAAAGAACCAGGCATTGAAATATCATCCTGTGAATCCTTAACACCAATGCCATTAACAGCTACTGTAACAACACCTTTTTCATCAACATCATTTGCCTTCGTTTTGCACAGAAGGTTTTTGTAATTCTCCATCTACACTTTTTGTTGTTAAGTTCAACATCGTTTTAACTTTCTCTATTTCGTCAGGTGACATCTCGTATATGAGTTTACTATACAGCGGGATTTCAACCTTACTTTCTCCTATTTGTGCTCTCCAGTCATTCAAACAGATAATACCGGAAAGGAATTCTTCACGACACCTCTTAGAGATACTTGTGTTAACCGTTTCTGCCTCTTTCTTTCCTTCTTGCAGACAATCGACATGACTGAAATCACAGTCGATATAAAGCCCATCGGATTCAAGCCCCAAGAATTCAGTGATATCTTTGCAGAACTGACTACACATAGGTATGATTATAGAGCTATACACGTTCTTCTCAACTGTTTTCTGATTATTAAATGTGGAGCGATCTTTACGAGGTACAAGCTCGGCCGGTACACCGAAAGCACCGGCAATACTAATTGCATCAGCTAATGTCTCTTCAAAGGGTTGCAACTCTTGAATAGACAAATTGGTACGAAGAAAATCCAAAGGGATATTTGAAATGCCCAAAGGAAACTGCCCCTTTCCCACTCCATAGGTTTTGTTATGCTCTTTCAAAATCTCTTTTTTCTCATCAGGAGTCATTGCAATTGTACCTGTTTCATCCTTTTTGGCAGAAATCAGCCACCCCAAACCTCCACGTTTAACATATATCACATTTCTGGCATCATAAACTGCAATAAGGTTACTTATAGGCTTTAGCTGAGACTTTAGCCTACTGGTTCCACGTAAGAAACCCACTCCCGGGTATAAATTAGGAATGCCCTCACGATCATGTAATATCTGCTTAGATGGAATATGAATACCAGCACTGAAACCAAAACTCAAATTATAGTAATCTACTATTTCTTCAATTTCAGCAATACCAAACAATGGAATATTATTACGTACAGGAACAATCTCGACTTTATCGGCAGGCAATACCCAATAATTGGAACACCATTGCCATAGGTTCTTGATTTTCGAGAAAGATTCCGGAACAGCCGCTCTGAAAAAGCTATCGCCAACACACAATTTGTATACATGATGAGAGTAAACAGTTTCCTTCCAGCTAAACAAACAATTAGGCTTATTCAAGATATGATTGACCTTCTCATTATTCCAAACAATACTATCATCTTTGGCTTTCTTAAGTACAAATTTGGCACCTGCTATCCTGGAAGCTATATAATCAATAGGGAAAAACACCTCTGGAACAGTGTTGAACAGTTCAAGAAAATTGCGACTACAAACAAAAGGATTAACAAAAAGTTCCTCAGCAACAAATTCTCCGGCAACAGTGCCAGAAGGAACTGCTGTATCTTGTGGCTGAATTTCTTTTTCTTTATCCGCCGTATTTTTCAAATCATCCTCTGATTTCTTTTTAAAAAGGTTCCAACTCATCTGATTATCTTTTGAAGCAAATATAGACAGAAGAGTATACAGCTTTTCTGAATCAAAACATCTTGACACATACATTTAAGAGTACAATAGCATATATATAGCTAACTATCAACTCGTTACATAGGGTATATTTTAAGAGAGGTATTTTATTATGTAGTACGCCAAACCACTCAAAGCAATGTTTGCTTCTTTGTTTTCACTATCAATATTATAGTCTAACAGGCTATTCAGAAAACGACAATAGTCTTCAGATTCCTCAAGCTTACTTTCGGATAGCAGGAAGTATTCTCTAATATAATCGGAGGTAGCAGCAATACGCTTATCCACATCCGGGAATTCTTTAGCAACCCTCACGTCGGGAAGCGTTTCACGAAGTTCTCTGACCATTGGGAAGTAAGCATTTGAGCATTCCACGATGTAAGGGTTTGCTTGATGGTGTTTTATTGAGGACTTGATTTCATCCATAGAAGACGTCTGCCGATAGACGACATCAACTAAGTGCCATTTCTCACCACACTTGAACGCTTGAATAAGCAAGAAGTGTCCGTTGACATTCGGCATGACATAGACAATCTTATTGCTATATTCATGTTCAGTGCCTGGGTTGAAGTACGAGAAAGCACCCTTGTTGTCGTAGAGATTTCTCTTTCGCCGGTTGCTGAAAGCGATGTAGTCTTCATGACATAAGTCTGTCACTACATAACGAAACGTATCTGAAAGGTGCCCGTGCTCTTCGTATGTCTGCATTGTAGTCTTATTCTTGACCTTAGTTTTGAGGATGGCACCGTTAGCGTCTTTCTGCACGCTCATGTAATCTTCAATAGAAACGGTACAGCTCTCATCAATACCTATCTCGATGCCCGGCACTATTTCGTCAAAGATAGCATTGATAAACTCACCAGTCATCGCTACACTTGGATTCTTGTTACCTACCTTATCTTCAATCTCAAAACCTTCTTTCTGCAAAGTGTCTATGAACAAGTCCATCCAGGAACGTTTCTCATCATCAATGCTGTTGGCCGCTTTCGTCGAAGCGTCTCCATGCAAGTAGACCTTATCACAGTAACCAATATCTTTCAAATACTTGCCTACAAGTTTGGAAGACTTCTTCACGGTATTGTTGGGGCTCTCGGCACAAGTCTCATGGAACTGCCATATCTTAATGCCAGTGGATAGGTCCACCTGCCAATACGATACGCTGATGTACGGAAGTACATTATTATCGACTGATATATGGATGGGGAGGTCTGGTATATATGGATGCTCGCCGGAATGCCTACCTCTATGAAATGAACCAAAGAACTCGCTACCGGTACGAATGACGCCCCACTCGCCCAGAGCATATACATTGTAATAATCCGGATCATTTAAACGGTCTTTCTCAAAATCGGCAATACATTGTTCGTCATAATATCCATAAGTTCCGTCCGGGCTGCCAACAACCCAGAAGTTATTCAGGTAGGTGGATTGGATAACAACCATGTCCGGTGCATGTTCTTCTATCTGCCTGGTCCTTGGATTCAAAATCGACTTCGTCGAGTTCATCCGGATGGATTTTACTTTTGTCAATTCCTCCGGCAATGCTTTCCCGGCAATTTCCACAGTCATAGGGACATCATGCCACTTCTCTGTGTCAAACAGCTTCTTCTTTATCCAACACGTTTCACTAACAGGGTTGAAAGTACAGATAATTTGCTGGCCGACTTTTCCACGTAGGCGCTTACGTATCTGCTTTAAATCCGGTTCATCAAATTCGGATAATTCCTCAAGGTGTACACGTTTATAGTTGGATATACCCTTTATCTTCTCTGGATCATCAAGACCGGAGAAGTCAATCTTTGCACCATTGTACAAACACTTAATTGTGTTCTGCTGGAATTTGAAGAGATGGTCTATTCCCAACCCTTTAGCCGCTACTTTATAGTCCTCATAGATAGTTTTCTGTATAGAAGCTCCAACCTTACGCATGACTAAAGTGTTCTCACCGTCCTGTAAAGTCTGTATAAGTATTGTCTGAGCAACACTATAAGACTTTCCGGATGAAGAGCCACCATACAAGATAATGAAACGAATAGCTATATCTTGCAGGTATTTCAACAGATAAAAGCCGTTAGGATTGAGTTTTTTATAATTTACGATCATTCTATATTGTTCTATAAGTCGGACTCCACAGCTGAGAAAACACCCTAAATCGCCTATTTTATTGTCCTATAATTCTGATACGCTATCATTATCGAACCCAATACGGAGCTCACCGGATTTTCCTCCACTATTGGTAAGATCTATTTTAGTAGGTGCGTCCCATCCATTCCAGGCACCAAGTAACCGGGCCGCCTCAGTTTTACCATGATATTCATAAGTAACCTCTCCCCGTTTGTTCTGTATCTTCTTCAATGCATTACGAGCACGCTTTGAAAGCTGGGATGGACTTCTCAGCTTAGCCTTTCCAGTCTTCGGGTCTATATAATGCAAATCATCAGGGTCTGCGAGAACAATATCCATTAACACCTTCTCGACCGTTTTACGCTCAACCTCAGACTCTTTCGCCCTCTTATCCCTTATTTCATTTATCCTTGCACTAACCTTGCTATTTTTAAGGAGCCTGCTTGCAGCACTCCAAATCGTTTCAGGTTTCATGTTCAAAGTATCATAAGCCATACGATACGCCTCACTTGCATTGCCGTCTGTGTCAACGTAATAATGACAGAACTTCTCTTGTTTCAATGTTAATGCTTTCTCTTCACTCATAGCTACACATATTATAAATTCCTACAGAGAGAGAACTAATCAAAGCTACTCAACCTGTAGGAATAATTATGAAAGGCTTTTCATTTACTGAACTTTTCTATCTCTCCGCCTCCGCATTTTTTTGAGGATCTTCCTTTCTCCGCCTGGCGAACACCTTTTCTATGCCTCTCTCAACTGGCATATAGGACAAAGGTACTAAATAGATACCCTGATTCACCTGTTGCTCCAAATTGTCAAATTCACGTTTTCCCCCAACAAGCTCTATATCAATGTTTTTGTAGTATTTTACAAGATTGGCAAAATGCAGTACCGCAACCGGTTCTACATTCGCTACGTTAATCAAAGGCTTATTGCAGCCAACGGCATAGATAAGCCCTTCGATCACATCATCTATGTAAGTAAAGCAACGGATGTTCTGACCGTAATTGTACAGCTCCACTTTATCCCGATTCAACAGGTACCAGAGAAGAGTTCTATTACGAGGGTTCGGACCATACACATTATGAAGCCGAACACCTGTTGCATTCTTACAGTAGATGGATGCATATTGCTCATCGAAATGCTTGCTTATCCCGTACATCGAAGTGGTGTTACACGGATTAGCTGTCGAAGAGCTTGCATATACAAGTTTCACATGATATCGCTCACACTCATCAGCGACTATCATAAAAGTATCAATGTTATCTTTCCGGATCTGCGCCAAATCATCATTGAATACACTGGTCTGAGCTGCCAGATGGAAGACACACGCAACATCTCCATCTTTCAAATACTCGCTGATGGTGGATGCATCTTGCCCGGTCACACGGTCAATCTCGATTACTTCAACAGCACGTTTTCTCAATTCTTGGCAGAGCGCTTTGCCTATAAAGCCTGCACTGCCGGTTACAATCATCTTCATTTTCATCGAATTATGGTTAAAAAAAGCGTGTAAGAACTAACCTTACACGCTCACATTTCAATCTAAATTGGTTAAAAAGAAGGGTTTATGGATTACAAATAAAGATACGAAATTAATCCATTTGAAATTTCCCTATACTACTAAAATTATAACCTGAATATCTCGTTCACTTTTAATTATCAGGTAGTATTAATCTTTCCCACACCAATATTATATGAACTAAAAGCTCAACAATCCAAGCCAATAAAGCACCCGCTAATATAGAAGCATAATCTTGAAATTGACTGATATAACTAACATTCTCTATATCTTGCAAATAAATATAAACACCTCCATTTTGCATTATCTCTTCAAATTTATTACGTCTTTTATAAATGATGCAATTTGATGAATATAATGATAGTTCAGGAAATACATCTAATGCAATAGTTGTTCCTTGATTTGTATGTATTGCAACTTTGAAATCTCCTGAACCAGAATAAAGATGATAATTTTTATAAAACATGATTTATTTTCTTAAACCGTCATATTCCTCATATAGCGGATCATTCTATCTGTATTTGTTCTAATGCATAATCCAAACTATACCTTATCTATCTATGCACATTTTATTAAATAACAAAAACAGGAGTCGGTTCAAACGTATTTTCAGTTATATTTTTTAAACAGTAATACTTATTGGCACCTTTAGATTTAAAGAAATGACCTAATTTTATTAGATATTCAACTTCAACTTCCCTATCCTCAATTAACGTCAACAATTCCATTGCACTGGCGGATAATCTTTTTATATTCATTGTTTTCAAAAAGGAATCTGGTGAGGGATATTCAGCAAAAATACTAAAGTGATTTATTCTTAATGCTAATAGAGTCGGAATTTGACCTGGACGTAAGTTGAACTGTCCTTCAGTAGCATTCATTAGACCAGCTTCTTCCATTAACCAAATATCTTTTATATCAGGAATAACATCTGTTTCAGTAATAATCACATCTTTTTCTATCCCCAATGCCATGGTCGATAATTTGATGAAAACATCTGCTTCTTCTTTCGTTAAATTATAGAGTATTTGTAAAGTACGAAGAGAGAAAGAACCAGGTTTTCGAACTTCACCAGCCAAAATTTTACCCCAAAGTTTCTGCATATCTTCATCAGAAATGTCTTCTGCAAATTTAAAAAAGCGTGTACTCCAGTCTGAATTAACTTCTTTGTCTGATATTTCTTCATTAGAAGAGAATTCTTGAACGGCATTCAATGTCACTCCACTTATATTCCTCAATTTTCTCTGCTCTTTGTTCAAAATATACCGCTCGAGATTTTCTTTTGATCCCTGCTCAATAATAGCAATCCGTCCTTCCGCCTTTGCCATCTCTATTGCATCATATATTTTTGCATCTGTTTCTTTTTTCATTCCATATGCTTTCAAACCTGTCACACTACAAAATAGATCACAGACTTTAGCTAATCCATCAGTCTTTATTTCAATCAATGAACCCATAATTATTTTTTTTTGGTTTAGAAATCAAAGATAAACTTTTTTATAGAAAATCAACTATTGAAACTTTTTTAGTTTTAAAAAAGAGTAAAAAAGAAACTACTCTAATCTATTATATGCAATTTTAACACAAAAAACAGTTTAATTAAATCAATACAAATTCCATTTTTCGTACAATTATCACATCACAATATTGACTTACGCTATTTTGAGTTCATTATTCATTTGCCATTTTTAGCAGACATATACATCCGACACTAAGAGGATTTATAATGATAAATCTTACCATTACAAGGTACTGTCCTGTCATAAAACCTATTAAGTAAGTACCACAATGAGTACCGAGCTTCATTTCTTAACCATATAAATCCTTCAGGCAGTTTCTTGGTTTGCGATGGATAAGATTACATCCAATGCGATCAGAATCCTCATCACAATACCTACAACAATGCGAAAGGGACTCTACTCCACATTTCGCAAATACCTTGCAGTCCTTACGGGGTACAGACTGAAAAACATTCATAGATCAACCTCCTATGATTTCTTTCGCCCGGTCTATTTGCCAGCGCTTGAGGTAAGACTGCCAACAGCCGTTAAAGCGTGACCATCGAAAACCGTTGTGTTTTAGTTGAGTTCGGACATCCTCATCAGGCTTTCCAGGAAAGAATAATTGCAGTCGATTTTCTTGATAGTTTTCAACAATGCGAACATCGCCAATCTTATACTCTTTGTCCTCGGTAACTTTCATTCGCTTGGCTTTCTCCAACTGTTCTTTAACTCTGCGGATATTAGCTCCATTGTTGGTAATAGAATAGCTTGGAAAGCCAATATTTCCCATGTAATTAGGAGTAAAGGCTTCCCTAACACCATTTTCGGAATATCCCAATTCAATTAGCTTATCATGCTTTTCAACTTCAGACAACTTCTTTGACCGGATGATCTTATTGGTTTCTTTCATCGTTTCCTGCTTTTTTTCCAGATTTGCTAATTTTGCCTCCAATCGTTCCACAGCATCATCGTCACCAAGATAAATCGCATCATTATTTTCTGCCGCTGCGGCCTTTTGCTCAAAGTACTCAGCTTTCTCACTAAGTTTAACTGATTTCCCCAAAGTGTTCCAGGAGCGATCCAATAAACTGCGATGTGCTCTTTCCGAATGATGCCCTACAAGTATGGGCTGCCCCAAAGGAATGTGTTCTACCATGCTGTGACTTAGCTTAGAAGCCTCGTTCGACTGTTTGTTAGCTTTTTCTGCAAGTTCTCTATACCTGTTGGCTCTCGCCTCTTGTCTTTCTTTTCTGTTCATAATTCTTTGGTTTATTGGTTTGACTTATATAAAAAGCCCACAGCTATTACACTGTGGGCTCGCAACTATTTCTTTGACGGAAAATCATCAAATAATCCAGGCTCCCGGGGAGTTAAAGCATTAAATTCCTGTTGGAAAAACTCTGCCTTTGTCCGACCTTGCTTCTTCCCTACCCTTGTATGTACATCATAGGTATAGGCAGGAATAGAAATGGGATATCGCCTCACGTCTTCTATCCACTTTTCAATGTCAACTTCTCTCCTATCGTAAATGAAGTTTTGCAGATGATCTGCATCCCGGCACTTCCTACACTCACAGAGGATAATCACAGCTTTACTGACAAAGATGCGTCCTTTCGGCTGAGGAGCCTTTTTATTGACGAGCTCATGCCCTTGCCATAAAGCCTCAATCTCTTTGGTTATGATACCGAAGCAATCCTCAGCACTGATGGTGAATAATCTTTTCCAAACATAATCCCTATATCCACTCGCCCACAGCTCCAAGGCAAAAAAGCCGGCAACACCAGTATCAGCTCGCCTGATGGCTTTTTGCATGGCAGAACTCACCTCATAGAAATCATATCCTCCAACTGTTCTAATAATCATAATTTCAATTTAATTATTTGACTTTTAGTTTATTACATCAGTAAAATTAATCATAATTGACGGAAATAGCAATCAGAATGAGCGCCATTTAAACGCCTTTTTTACAAACTGTTAGAATTTGAATTTGCAGGAAATATTGTACTCTACAAGCTGCTTTGTCTTATCCTTCCCGTTATTAGTAGCACTCTTCAACAAGATACTATCACCAAAATTTTTTTTGATGAAAAGGATAGAACTACGCTCTTCTTCCTGATTGCGAATGGAAGCCAAACCACCGGCATTGACAAATGTGTTCTTCTGCTCAAAATTATAGCGCAGGTCCGTCAATATCCGGCGCTCCTTATACTTCATATAGCAGCTTATCCAAAAGTCTTCCTTAAGCCTTATTTCCTCATTCCACCATGTATTTTTGTTGTAGATAACACCATAGGAACAACCGGTTATCATTTTTGAGAGAGAAAGGAATCCAGTCTCATCATACATCACAGGAGATATACGGGAAGTAAAACCAAACAGATGCACATCCATTAGCTTGGCTATATCATGTAAAGACAATATGATATGAGTTATTAAGTCCCTATCCTTTACACGGCAAGGCTCACCCTTTTCGGCATATATTGCTTTACAAGCATGTACATCATCATCAAGCATAAATAACTCTCTGAAATGCTTTGCCATCCAATTACGTTTGGGAATAAGACCTACCACATCATCAGGATGAGTTACTATTTCACAGTCCGGATTAAACTGCCGGTACAAATCTGCCTGGCTCTCTGCAACACAGATTATTGGATCATTCACCAGTTTTTTAGCGAACACCCGGTCATGGCGCTTATGACTTGGTATTACTATCTTGCAGGACATGGCGAACGTCTTTAATATCAATAACATTACTTTTACTCACTTTCCCGGTCTTATACGATTTCATGCGCTGCATGTTCAACCTTTCACGCAGCCAATTACTATCGACCTCATTACTTGATATAATAATGAAGAGCTCATGTTTTTCATCGTACTTGGGGATAAGAGGATAAACAGCGGTATCATCTGTAATGGCTTCAAAGCGTTCCTTGAATTCATCCTCAGTCTTTTCCGGCGCAAACTCCATACCCCAGTCCTGCAACTCTGCCCTGTCCCACTCATTTTGCAGAATATCCAAATCATTCTCACCGAAATTGATATTGTCTTTAGCGGAATATTCGCGTAATTTACTGACTGGAGTAATCGGTTCCAAGACTTTACAAGGCAGCTCGGTATAGCCAAGTTCCTTGCAGGCCCGGAGCCGTAAATTACCACAAACAACAATGTACCTCCCATCCGAATACGGAAAGACAATCAACTCACGTAATTCAAGCATTTCCGGACAATCAGAAATACTTTTCTTCATCGCTTCATAGCGATAATCCCGGAAAAACCGCGGGTTCTTTGGAAGCCCGGCAAGTTGCCCCTTGTTAAAGTCCAGGAGGGCAATAGAAATAATCTCTGTCATAACTAACTATTTTTTCAACAACACAAAATCAACATCACCATAGTCAGTATAACAACCTTAATCCTCTCGCTTGGCGTTAAAATTTATCTTGTCCTTTATAAGCTGTTCTATGTCTTTACAACCTATTTTTTGAAGATATGTCAACGAAGCGATTATGACATCGGCAGCTTCTTCCTCTTGTTCTGAGTATTTAGGAATATGCATACTACGATACTCAGAGGCATTACACAACTCACGCCACTCAGCTGATATAGCGACAATAATCGCTTTTGCTGAACTATGTTTGCCGATTTTCCCTCTTTTGATCGCAGTTCTCAAACATTTAACTGCAAGCTTGTTTAAGGTTATCATAGCTATACTTTTTATATTACTTCACCTGAGTGTACATTAACAATGCACGCTCACAACCATACTTTTCACAAATTTCTTCCCTAAAGACCTCTATGTCATTAGTCGGCTCATTCATATTCTTTATGACTGTCTTCTTATCAGAAGAGTCAAACAATTCAGCCCGATTCACAATGTATTTCATAATTCATTATCATTTTCTTTTTTATATTTCATCTCAAACACTTTCTTTACTGCATCACAAATAATGGCCACAATAGGTATTGCACAGATAAGTGCACAGCTAATCCCTCCCCAATCCATCTTCATATTTTTATTGTTATTAGTTAATCCCTAATGCTTGTTTAATGCTTTGCTGCACTGTGGTTCTACCTCTCCATTCACCACGCTCTTCGTCTATCTTTTCCTTTAGAAGAAGGATGCCGGAAAGTGTGTTTAGTGCTTTCATTCCTATATACTTTCTGAAATCACATATATCACCTTCATCGTCAAATACCCGAAATACTTTACTCGAATCTTCCGGAGAATTGCAACCATAGTCCATTAACTCATTTAAGAGTTCATTCATTTCTTCAAAAGAAAGCTCTTTATTTAGTAATTCTTTTATGTTCATATCTATTTAGTTATACTCTATTTATTTCGTCATTGATTCTGAACATGCTGTCACTAATAAAGTCGTATATCTTATACATAAGCTCTGGTTCCTGTTCCTTCGGGGAATAGACCATAACTCTTTTGCCTGCACCTTTCATCCATCCAGCTTCCGTATTAGCCGACCGACCACAAGGAAGAACCATTACGCAGACATCAGCCCACTTCATTGCGTTAAAATCTAAATCAAAACCTTTCTGTGCAATCGGGTGGTTGAGAGCTTCTCGATATTGTCGAGTACTCCAATTTTTCCAATTAGGGTCAATACTTGACCATGAAAAGCCATAACTCATGTCACCGTTTGGATGCGTAAAGTCATACACTTCGTGACCTTCATTCCTGAGAAACGATACAACGTCCTGTTGATATGAGTTTCTCCAACTACTTGCTACATAAATTTTTGCCATAATATTTTCTTATTAATAAAATCGTTATTATCTTTGCTGCCAGAGAGGTGGCTGAGAGGCTTAAGGCGCCTGACTGATAATCAGGTGAACCTGTAAAAGGGTTCCGGGGGTTCGAATCCCCTCTTCTGAATATTCTTAAACTCTATATATAAGCAGGCATTAAGCCTGCTTTTTTTAATTTCATTCATCTCTTCTTAGTTTCATTATTTATACTTAGCCAATTCTCTTCTATCTATGAAAAACGCAACGCAGATATAATCTCCGGCAAGGCCAACTGATTGAAATCCTGCACTTGATGTAACCTCCTGTGACACTTGAAAAGTAACTCTGCTAACACCATCAATAGTGCAAGCATTAAGGACGGTGTTTGTCATCATTAGCCCTTTGTTGTCATCGGCAGCCATTGCCGTTATTCTCTCTAAAGTTGATTTTGCTTTCATCTTTTATTCCTTTCTTCTAGTTATACGTTATTTGGAATATAGTTAATCATGTGCTCAAATGCCTTTGTACGAGCATCGTAAGCTATCATTGTAGCCTCGTGTACAATATCAAGCTGTTGTTGTTCAGGTAAATTGCCAATTATAGGAAAGAGCCGAATATAGACTCCTAAAGCAGAAGATAACATAATATCGTTTTCACCTACACTTTGATAAGTCGTATGTATCTTTTTGCATACCTCAATCTGCTTGATAGGCATTTTATTTCGTTCTTCCTTACTTATGTATTTTTCAATAAGCTTGTTCATATCTTTCTTGTATTGAATATACTAATAATCCTCGCCTTCATCCTCAAAATCAGCATCGAAGCAGAAGTCTTCATCAATGTCAACCTCAATCTCTTTTTGGGTAAACATGAGGTTAAACATTAATATCTCAAAGCTGCTGAGTCTACCTAAGTCCATGCAAGTTTTAAAATCTTTTCCATTAAATCTTATCCATGATATAACTGCCTTACCATCTCTTGATGATGGTTTATACAAATTGATATTAATACCTTTGTCGTACCTATCATAGTTTGATTTATTAGGATTTCCAGCCTTAATCCTAATGAAAGAATTGTATTCCGTTTCAAAAGAAAAGTCTATTTGACCCCATTCTCTTATATCGTCCGCATCCAAATGGTCGCATAAATACTCTTTGTACTTATTAAGAATATCAGATAGCTTTATATCCTCTGGCATATTAAAGTACACTTTTTCAAAAGAATCGCGCATGAGATTAATCATGTCGCTTTTTACATATTTTTCAATCTGCTCATTCATCCTATCTTTCAAGAAGTTGGCATAAGCAGATAGATTCACGCCGCAAGCGACTTCACCTAATATTTTTTCTATCTTCTCGCATATCCCATTTCTGAACTTATAGCTTTTACAGGCTGAATCAATAGCATCGTTGATAGTTTTTTCTATACCATCTTCGATACGTTTACGAATTTCGCCGCTTTCTTCCATCGCTTTGATTTTAACGTATGCGATTTCATTGATATTAATTTCCATAATGATTATTATTTAGTTCGTTATTGTTCAATTTGAAGTTCCTGTGATATTATTCCAGTACCTCCCAAAAGCTGTTTAGTACTATTGGGATTATCAGTTTTGGCCATAATGTTTAAAACCTGCGCTTTGACTTTATAGCCTTCTATGACTACCTTTCCCAAATCAGCAATGGTTTTTGCGGTATTGACATCTATCTTTTCATTGGCAGATGCATTAGGATCACTATTGTTTTTCAGCATTTCGATAGCTTCAAACAAGTGTGTATTCAAACTATCTATACTAATGTTATTCTTCATACTTTTTAATCGTTTTTTTTAGTTTTCCATAAGCTCTGATAGCTTTCTTCAGCTCAGGTGGGTAGCGGTGAATCGTATTAGATATCATATTCTCAGACTTACTCACAAGATAAAGATTGGATATATCCACATTCAGTTTATTGCCGTCCCGAAATCGAATAACGCAATCAGAGGGAATCGCCCCATTGTATTTAGTCCAGATTAATCTGTGCTTCAATTCAAACACATTGGGTTCAGTAGTCTTTACCTCAATATATCCGTCTCTGGTAATACGTTCATACCCAATCGGTTTATGATTCTTTGGAATATCCCCCTTTTTAAAACGCGTCTTCTTCGTTTTCTCGATCTGAGCAATAGACATATATTCTGTTTGCTTACATCCTTTGTTGGCCGGTTGATGTCCTTTTTGAAAGAACCCCTTTGAAGAATGTTCTAACATGAATTCCGGTGACTTCCTAAGTTTCAGTTTAAAAGCCCTTCCTCCAACGGCACTTTCAGTTGAGCCAAGGAGTGAAGCAATTTCCTGATTAGTATGATTCGGATATAAGGCAATCAGTTTTTCCTGTTTTTTAGGGTTCCATACCTTTACATCAGATGAGCGCTTCAATCTACGACATTTGGCTTTTGCTCTAACAGCACTTTTCGTCTTACCCAGAGACTGGGCTAATTCTTTTAGATCAGCAGTTGGATATTCTCTATCAAGAATAGCTAACTGTTCATTACTCCAAGTCTTATTCATGGTGTACCTTGAAAAAGAGGAAACCGTTAGGCTTCCTCTGTGTTAGTATTATCAAGTGCTTTCAGTTGAGCTGTGAGCTTCTTTTGTTTCTTCTCAAATGAGGCACCAAGTTTTTTGTTTAATTCAAGATATTCATTCGGATACTGTTCAGAGAACAAAAGATTCTGGCATTTCTGCAAATAAGGATAGAAGTTCACATTGTTATCTGACAAAGATTCAGCGATAAAAGCTCGATACCACTGTGCCCTATCAGCTTGGTTATTCTCAACATACTTCACAAAATCACTCTTTTTATCATACTTATCCAAACCGAGTGATTTAAGAAAAGAACTTTTGCAGTGACTGAGAACCATCACATCAAATACAAGTTGTTCATTGGTGGTTAACTCAACTTTTCGCTCATGGTAAGGTTTCTCTTGTGCCCAGGTGCGCAGGGTTTCAGCAGTCTTTTCCACTACGATCTCTTTTGCCCTCTTCAATTGGGCCCTTACCTTTTCTTTTTCAATTTCTTTAGGATCTGCAAGTGCTGATGTAGTGGAAGCAACATCTTTTCTAATGTAATAGTATTGGACTTTAAACTCTGGGCCACAGTAGTCAAAGCAAGATATACAGCGGTAAATTTCAGAATCATCAAGCATCTTTTGAAGACGTTCATCTTCTTCATCGTACCAACATTTACTCCTAAAGGTTTCATTCGGATTAACAATGCAATACCCTAACTGCTTAATAGCCTCTAACGTATTATCATGTATAGCTCTCTTTTCTTCACCCCAGTATGATTGCGGGCCATCATCAACAATAACGGTTTTCCCGAATACCAGAGGCTCACCATTTTTAACGAGACTATCACTTTCTGCTTGTATTCTACGCAGGACATAAGCAAGTTGTTTCTTCTTGTAGCATACAGGATTGGTACAATTAGCTTTTTCGCTATTCATTTCATAGAATAGGCAACCGTGATTTGCTGTACTAAACTCACACTCAGCACATGATTTGAATGTACTATCATCCCAGACATCTGCATTATCCTTAATCCAATCAGCCCTATCCAGCTCCATAAAGGAATTGCTCACAAATCTTCTTATCATGATCACATTACACTGTCCTTCATTATCCTTATGAAACCTTGCCTGTTCGGTATCATCAAGTTTAGAGAGGATCATTGCACCGGAAATTGGAATTTCCCCATCCCTAACCCGAGCTTTCAATTCCGGTATTAGGCTGTTCAATTTTACACGATCGAAAACAAAGCGGGTAGATTTTCCAAACCTCAATGCTATATCTTCCAATGTACGTCCCTTCTCCATTAACTGAGAGAAAGCAAACGCCTCTTCGATGGGATCAACGTCTTTGCGTTGCAGGTTCTCGGTAATCATTGCATCAAAAGCCTCATCATCTGTCATCTCTCTGACAATGCAGGAGATTGTTTGATACAACTCTGTTTTTTTACGATGGGCCTTGATTTTGGCAATGTTCGCTTCGTCTTCCTTTGCTTTCAACCGTTGAAGAGCACGGAAACGGCGCTCACCGCAGACAATCTCATAAGTGTCTTTCACATTAATAACCTCACCGGTATCTTCATCCAAATATGGTGCCTCAGATGTAGGTCTGACCGTAATAGGCTGTAGTAGACCTTGTTTCTCAATATTGGCTGCAAGTTCTTCAATAGCAACTTCATCGAAAGTCTTTCTCGGATTAAGGGGTGAAGCACTAATTTTCTCGATTTTAATTTTCTGAATTTCCATAATTCTTTTTTTTATATTGGTTTGACTTTTAGTTCCTTACATCAGTAAAGTTATCGTAAATTGACAAGTTATGCAAACAGAAACTTCGCCATTTTAGCGCCATTTTCATCAAGGCTTATTACGTAACTGGATGAAATCTAGCCTCTCGTATTTACGAAGTAACTCAATATCTTTTTCGCATACATTGGCTGTCGTTTCACCATTTACAGTTATGCCAGAAGGAAGATTGCATAATTCTCTAATCAGTCTTATGCACTCAATCTCATTCGTTTTCCAATAGATTGTGATTTTCATCTTCTCTTAATAGTTTAAATCCAGTCGCTGATTTCGCTTTGAGAATAAATTCAGCAGCTTCATCCGTAGTTACAGTAACCCGAACACCAGTTAAATTAACGTTCTCCGCAAACTTAGGCTTTTGAAATAGCAGCTTACATGGTTTATCAAATTGTATCCACCAATACAATAATTCAGCCAAATAAGTGTCTTGTATCTTGATTATATAATACTTAGGTTCCAGCATTTTCTTCGTTTTTCATTTTATAAATTATATACCTACCAGGCGTTTTAATTCTGGTTTTATCAGAGGTAGACTTTCCAATGCTATCAATGCACTGTTGAATATACTTCCAGACTGGATTGCCTATCTCACCGTAATTGGACAGGACATAGATTTGATTCTGTTCTTTTTCAGAAAGATTCAAGTGTTTAAGACTTTCACATAAACCTTCAAAATTTCGGGGCTTACCATCTTTTTGAGATAAAGGAGATGAAAGATAATTTCCTCCTCTATTCCCCAATGGGGGTAAGGGGGAGGATAATTTATTATCCTCATTATCATAATCATTATCATTATCAAGGTTATTTGGGTTGCCAGAAAACCCACTGGGTTTTATTGGGTTATTTGGGTTTTCACGAGTTTCGTTTCTTGGTCTTCCACCCTTATTACCGTTAGTCCTATTTCTCTCTGTAATAGCTAAATACTTCTTGGCATCCTTATCAATTGTCGGTTTTATAAAGTTGAAAGCAATCTTTGCCAATGGTTTCAACCCCTGAATATTTCCCGTTGTAGCATACTCGACAATGCTTTCGTAAATTTCCAGCCTGACATCATCCGGCAAATCCTTAATAGCCTCTCTCCACTCTTTATAAAACACAAATGATTTACGTTCCATACATCAGCACATTACAGTCTCTTTCAGATAACTCGTTACTTCACGGATAAAATCATCCAATGAACGACATAACACATATTTATTACCTACAGCCTCAACTTCCTTCTGCCAGAGCTTCTGAGAATCACGCTGGGTGCCGTTAGGTGTTTTCATCTCGATACAAAGTGAAGCATACCCATTCTTGGGAATAAGCAGTATCAAATCAGCAACACCTGCAAGGGCACCTTCAGCTTTCAGCTTACCACCAGTCACCTTATCACGTCTGCCACCATTAGGAACAGCAAAAAGAAGACTTTGCAGCTTAGGGTAGGCCAAACGAAACCAGTCTATACAGGCGCATTGAATTTGATGCTCAAGATCAACTGGCTTCTTACGAGAGGGCTGGTTACGTTCTTGCTCTAAAAACTCATCATAGGTCATGGTTATTTCTCTTTAACCTTACCTGAACCTTTAGCACTCGGCTTTTTCTTTCCTTTGGGAATCTCTTCCGAATTATCAGGAATAACACGGGTATTACGCCCGGTTTTATCAATGATAACAGCTTTGCCGGCTACTGTGATTGAAGTCCTGCAATTATCAGGCAAAGAGGTGATGAAATGGCTTACAACAGGAGAATTTGCAGCTTCAGCTATACTATCAAGATGTTCCGGACGTTCTGCATATGGATATACATCCATAAGAGGTGTTTCAGACACTGATGCAATGATATAATCAGCCATCGTACCTTTCATGCCTTCGTCCAGCTTCTTAACAGCGTCACGCAGGTCGGCAGCTTGTACCAACACCTGAGTGGATGTTTTCTTTTCGGCACAACTTTTTTCATCCAGAGTAATAAAGACCAGTTTGCATTTGAACCAGCGGTCGGCGGCCTCTTCTTCACTGGGGAATAATTCGCTATAGTTGGCACGTTTGATGTCTGATACTGTAAATTCGCCTGAAATAAACGGTGTCATTTCTTCAATTATACGCGCTTCGGCTTCTGTGAAGCTGAGAGCATCCACAAGATAAGGTTCCGTGACCTTCTTGTTCATACCATTTTCCATCACTTTCTCGTAACGGATTTTACATTCAAACCATGTATGCATCATATATCCTTTTTTTTGTTCAACTTCTTAATCATCTGTTTACATCGACGAACCAGGTCCTGATCAGGCGAAACCTTTGGTGCAGTACGTTCAATAAAAATGGAGCACTGCCTTAGCAAATGCTCTATTGCCCGGATGTCAGTTCTAGAGATATTCATTAGAAATTCAGAAAGCGTTCAAACTCTTCCACCTTGATATCACGTAAAAAAACTGTAAAGAGTACATTTTTCACTTTGTCGTAAAGCTCCCGAAATTGAAACTCATCCATTTCTTCAAAAGATATGGATTTGGGAACATCCACCCACTCTTTCGTCCTTAGATTAAAGACTGTATCACAATGGCCAGCAGCAACCTCAACAGTTTTACGAAAGCGTTTCACATCATTCTTAAAATGCTCGCACACCTTTTCATTCTGATACTCCCAGGCGAGATCTATCATTTTAAAATACTTGTTATTAAATCCAACGTTACGAGGCTCTGTAATCTTTGCCTTATACATTTTACCGAGTACTAATTTCTTTTTTTCGTCATAGTCTCTATCATAGCAAGGCTTAAGACCTTCAGGAGTATTCAATAGCAGGATTTCCATAACTTTACGGATTTGGTAATACTATATCTTCTCGTTCCCAAGGCAAAATATGTTCCTGAGACGGGGAAACGGAAGATGTTTGTTGTTTAGGCGTCAGCATTTCTATCCCCTCAACATGCACCTCGGTTATATAATGCTTCTCACCTTTCTTTCCCTCATAAGATCTTGTTCTCGATTTACCCTCAACATAGAGTTTATCTCCCTTATGGATATAATTCTCTGCGGTCTCAGCATATCCTTTCCGTAACACTAAGTTATGCCATTCGGTCCGCTCTGGAACTTGCGTACCATCAGGTAGAGTGAACGCCCTGTCTTTCGTAGCAAGAGTGAAAACAGCCACCTTGACACCGTTCTCCAATGTTCTAATCTCGGGTTCCTTGCCAACATTCCCGATAAGTGTTATTCTATTCATCCGATTTTAATTTTATTTGAATACTGTCAGACTTGTTTATAATTGTCAGATATTTGGGGTACAAATCGGGGTGATCTGCTTGAAACTTCTTTGAATCAAATTTCTTTTGTTTAGAAGCTACAGTATAACTTACTTTTAGCCTCCCAACTTCACAGGATTTGATACCCTTTTCCTTCATTATTTTCTTCAATTCAGCCCTGTACCCATCTCTCACTTTCTCTAATGCCTCAATAGCTTCTTCTACTTCGATTATTGAATTAAGATTTTGAGCAGCAATTATTTGATTATCATTTGCAGGGACAAGAGCAGAAGCTACAAACTGTTGCCCTCTCTTTTCGCATTCAAGAAGTCGTATCACCTCAGAATCTGGTTTTCTCTCGATCACTACTACCTCAGACTTTTCGTCACGGAGCCAGATACCAAAGAGTTGATCTACTTTAAGCAAAGGATTTTGAAGTTCAAAAAGATAGGCGCAAATAGAGAGTTGCCATGACAAATACTCTTTATCAAGAGAATAAGTTGTCTTTATATCGCATAGAGCAATCTTATCAACTTTCAACCAAACATTATCAATTTGAGTAGCGAAATACTCATTGTCTGATACCAGATATTCATTGGCTAGAGGAACATAACCGGCAGAAGTACGTTCTTTCAAATAATTAGAAGCCTCGATGCAGTCAGTGCACAAACCTGTTTCATCAACAAATTGGCATTGCGAATGAATAAAACGTCCTTTGGCCGCCGCTTTTTCTAAAATATATTTAGGAATCTTACCATATTTTCCTGGAAACAATTGCCTGCCAATCATACCGGTAATTCCGAACAGTTCCTTGTCTCCAAGGAAATAAGTGTGGTCTTCCTCATTGAAGACCACATTTGATTTTATCAAATCTATCATACACTTTCTTTTTTGGGGTAAATAATACTCATTTGCTTTGTCACATCAAGAAACTCCTTGTTGTTCGTCAAAGGCTTATTTGCATACCAGACCTTTTCAAGCTCTTCCCTACTTTTAACCTCTCTCATATCTTTAAGAGCCTTTTCCAAATCAGATACCTTAAATGTAGAATTAGCAGGCTGTGCAGCCGGAACAGGTGTAATTCCGCCCTGATTATCCTGAAAAGGTGGAGTTGTATTATATTTAGTATTGTTGGATTTACCATCATACCCGAAATAGACATCAGCAGCAACTCCAAGCGCTTTCATGGACACTGACAATGCATCAGTTAATGCCATCTTATAGCATTCATCACTAACGTAAGGGCCATTTTTCTCTTGATCTACAAAAGATGAACCACCAGTGCCAGGAATAGCGGCAGACCATTCATTACCAATCTTCACATAAAGATTGATGTTGCAGAAAGCACGAATCTGTTGTTCAAACGATTCAAGCCATTGTTTGACAATCTCATATTTCCATCCAATGCCACAAGTTCCAAACACTTCTGTCATCTTCTGGATGCGCCACATTGGGCTAATGTCACTTTTACCTCTGAGACGTCCTGCCTGAATTTCTCTAAGAGCTTCTGCTGGTACACTTTTAACACCGTTGAAAATACTGAGATTCATTTCCTGTTCTTCAACACTTGGATAAGTATTCGCGTTCATAATTTAATTTATTGGTTTGACTTATAGTTTATTACATCTATAAAGTTATCCTTTATTGACAAGATAAGCAAACAGAAACTTCGCCATTTTAACGCCATTTTCACCATTTAAAAACCCCGAAGAGTATTCTCCGGGGCATTCACATGATAACAACTTCAGCTCTAATAGAAACACCCATGCAGTCTTTCGGCGTCTTTCCGTCGTGTCAGCCAGAATCTATACCAGCAGCCCGTAAACTACATGAGCCTTTTTGCTTCTATTTCGCTTCTTCCATCCTAAAGGCTTGTGGAGAAACCCGGACTCGAACCGGGATTGCAGCGTTCCAACCGATTGGCCACTTACAGTGTGAAGTGCAACGAGTATCTGCATAGCTTTCTAACGTCTACCAATTCCGCCATTTCTCCGATTCGTGGACGGTAACGGATTTGAACCGCTGACCTCCGTTTGTGGTGCTCTCCCATTAAGCTAAGAATCATCCTGAGAGAATCGAACTCTCAACCTTCCACCACACACGGTGCTCTATCCAGACTGAGCTAACCGCCCGATTTATCCGCGATCTTCACAGACAACGGATAACGTAATTTCACATTCACACCAAACTCTTTCCAGTTTCCACAGCAGTGAGTTCAAACCCGTACCCTGCCTGACTTAAAAAGATATTATGGAACAACACTTTTGTGGGGAAGCCCGGACTCGAACCGGGATGAGATGTCTGCTTTCATGATGCGTCCAACATTACTTGCATACAGATTTTCACTGAACTCGCTCTGGTATTGAGTGCGTCTACCAATTCCGCCACTTCTCCGAAATAAAAAAGGTGTACTATCTTCACAGACGATACACCCAATACTAACACAAAATAAAACACGACAAAACTACTAAATTTCATTAAATGCATTCCCCCTCGCGGGTTACTTGTTCCCGGATAAGCAATCACGCTACACCGGGATGTAAACAAACTACTTTAGGAATAATTATAAATCAAATAAATACCGGGGCTGTCCCGACGGTGTCCTTTTCACCGGCATTATTGGTTAATAATATGAGGACTATCCTCGTGGACAATGCGGGACTTGAACGCCGCGACCTGTACATGATGAAACCATTAAAAAGATACCATGACAAACTACCAACACTATTTCATGTACCGCTCTACCTAACTGAGCTAATTGTCCGTAATGCCACCGACCACAGCCGGTGGACTTTTGATTGATTGATGATGCACCATTGTTATGATACATATTCGCTTTCACAAGTTACTTGCTCCGGTGGACGGACTCGAACCGCCGACATTATGATAAAACCTTCAAAAAATCATACGCTCTACCAACTGAGCTACACCGAAGAACCTATTATTTATCAGCTTTCTTTTTCGACTGCTCTTCGATTAGATGCTGGATTGTCAACATCACCAACACAAGCGCCATAATAATCGCTCCGGCAGCACGTTCCTTTGCACTGGCTCCATCGCCATCAGACAGCCAAACTGCCGCCCACATTGCGCAGATTACAGCAAGAATTTGAACCACTCTAATTTTTCTCATTCTTTTGACTTTTACGTTTTCGTTTATACTTTTTCTTTCTCGTACACCTGCAATGCCTCAGAACTTGAGCGGCATTGCATCGCCATTTACCATTTTGGCTGTTAGACGGCTTATCGCTATCAATTTCCCCGGCTTCTATAAGCCTCAACAACTTCTTCTCACCACCGACTATATACGCAGCTTTATCCTTACTAAATGCCTCAGTAGACATCACATCAAGAATACTATCAAGCAATATCTCAGCAGTGCCATTTGCATACGCCGCGTCCATAATTCTAAGTGGTACGGGTAACAGTAAAAACACCCTTCTCATTATCGGATTTTATCTCCCATTTCTTCCCAGGCTCCTTTTCCTTAAGCCGATAGGATATCAGATTAAGGATATACGCCCTTTTGGAAATAGGAAAAACCTCTTTTGCATCCTTCTCCATCTCACGGATGATGCATATTACACTTTTCTTATTTTCTTCCATATTGGTTATTTAACTGATTATTATATGATTATAAAAAGACCTCCGATTCAAGATTATTCGCTAATGTAAATTGAACCGGAGGATTGCTTAATTTTGAAGCGTCAAACAAAAAATTAAGCTTATATGAATGGTTATTTAGATTTGGTAGAACACTACCAGAGCGTTCTTGAAAAAAGAAACGAATGGACTTTTAGAGTCCAAAGCACTTTTTTAGCCGTAGCATCCGCTATGTTCGCGGTAATCGTATCTTTAAACAGCTCTTCCACGGACAGCACTTGCAGCAGGATTCTCCTTGCCATTGCTGTTTTATTGGATATATTATGTATCCTTTTCTCAAGTATTTCCCTATACGAGAATAAAGTAGAGAACGACAAGACTGCTCACACCTGCTATCATAGAATAGAACAATATATCCACGAGGATGTGTCTTTAGATATTCTCTCATTACATAAAGGTAGTGAGAGAGGTAAGCTCTTTTTATTTTGTGAAAAATGGTCTTATATTTCATTCTTTCTATTCATTTGTGCATTAACGATATACGCCTTACATAAATTCTTACTCATGTAAACCAATCGCAATTAATAGACCTCCGGCTCAATTTATATTAGTGTATGTTTTTGAACCTGAGGTTTTACTTAACTTTGTAGCGAACAATATAAAAATTAAGTAAAATGGGAAATTTCATCAGAGTACAGTTGATAGATGGCAAAGATGCTATCATCAGCAAATTGAACATCACAAAAATCGTAACCAATTCAAAAGGAAATGTTGTAATTCTATTTAATGGAATGGGAGCTAATAATTTTCCCCAGTCTATTGAAGTAGGATATACAATGGATTATCTTTTGAAAATACTCAATGAATGATGTAATCTAAAAGTTCCTGCCAATCGCGTTCATTACCTGTTCCGTAATCATCTCTAAAATGAGTGACGCACCATAACCTGATGCGCCACTCATTTAAAGGAGCATTAACAACAAAAGAAACCGCTTCCTGGTAATTACCATAGGAACGTACTTTATTATAAACCCGCATTTTAATCCTCTTGATTAAAAATTTGCGCATAAATACCGGTAATCTAATTTTTATTTTCATTCATACCATTCTTTAAGGATTTCCTTTCTATTTCCGCAAGCAGTCCCGTTGCCTCGATGTACTTTAGAATCTCTTCCTCACCTATCCGGTCAAGGGTTACATCAATACCATACTCAAAAATGAGATTGTATATTCCGTGATACTCAATCACGTCTTCAATAGGGATCAATTTCAATAAATCCCTTGTTTCAATGTCCTTATAAACGTGCATAAAACTTCAATTTTAAAATTCACATCAATTCTTTCTCACAATACGCATGATAGGCTTATTAGTTAAACTACGTTCAACAAGCTCTCGCTGCCTGACACTCTGTTCATACAAATCATTGGCAGACTGTTCTAAAGACTCTATGAGCCTATCAACAGAAGATTGCGAAAAAACAAAATCATCTATTTCTGATTGTTCAGCAATGAAAATAAGGTACTTCCCACATTTAATTTTCTTCACCACTGTTTTCTTTAGATTTATTTTTAAGGTTATTCACCTTATCAATAAGAGTTTGAAAACCATGCATAGCAGCATGATATATACCACAAGCAAATAATGCATTCACTATTCCAAGAATAAATGAAGTGGTTCTTTCTTCAAAATCATCCAATGTAAATGTTGTGATGAAAAAATAACATGATGAAACAACCGAAGCCAACATCAATACCACCAATCCAAGCAGTATCCCTAAAAATAAGAGGTGTAATACTTTTGACATAATTATCATTTTTATGATTAAAAATTAGTGGTGCCACCTGGAATCGAACCAGGGCACAAGGATTTTCATCCTCCGCTCTACCGACTGAGCTATGGCACCTATATACATAAAGTAAATTCCACGATTTACCGACAATAAATTGTCTAACTGATTATTTTTACAACGACATGAGTTTGACCATTCCTCACAGCATTATGTCGTTGGTAAGTTGTGCCTATTCACCTCGATTTGGTTTTCAGCAGAGGAAACTTACAACCTCCATTTACCAATAAGTCATAGAACTCTTCTCTTGTAGTTCCCAGCCTCCATTCAATGGCAGGCTCAAAGGCCGGACTGGGTGCCAGGAAATCCCGGCTTTATAGTTTTTGGTTTGACTTTCAAATGGAGAGTATTCGCCCGGACGGTTGGCTTCGCATATACGCGTTTCTATGCAATGCCCCAGCTTCTTTTGCCCGGTAAGAGAAATACCTTCTTGCGAATTACCCTTATTTAGTCACCTACGTAGTGGGCTCCAAACCTTCCGGTACTGTTTGGATTGTAATACGCAGATGCAGGAATGTCTAAACTGTCATAGCGACTTCTCTTTGCAGGAATGGCATCTCTATATTGAGCGTTTATCTCTTGCAATCGCTTTCTCTCAGCATCCTTATCGGCTTCCATCTCTTGTTTGATTTGCAAAGCTCCTATTCTTGTAGAGATTCTAAACTTTGCCATTTTCCAAGACTTTTTCAAAGACTCAGCCCAAGTATATTTACCAGTCTTATAAAGATTGTGAGCTGTTTTCATAATTTCTGATAAATTGTACTTTTTCATTTTAGCGTTTATTTTAAGTGAAACATTCCTTTGAAAAATCAATCTTTATCTCTATATTTGGAGTATTGATTGATTGATGATGCAAATATAATCCATATATGGATATTTTGCAATCATTTTACGGATTTAGTTATCCATATTTGGATATATTAACTTTAAAAGGATTGTTATGATTAGTAGAATTAAAGAAGTTATTGCTTACTACAAGCTAACTGACAGGGCATTTGCCATAAAATGTGGCATAAAGCAGAACACTTTGAGCAGACAACTTAACGGAGTAAGTGAAATCAGTGTACCAACGATTAATGCAATATTGGATAACTATGATGATATATCAGCAGAATGGTTACTTCGTGGAAAGGGTGAGATGCTAATATCAGCAAATCAATCAAAAGACGAGAACACAGAACGTATTTCTCGATTAGTAGATACTATCGCCACACTCCAAGGAACAATCAATGAACAGGCAAAAACAATTCAAATGTTAAATGATGAAAATAAAAAACAAAAAGGCGAACTTATTATGTTAAAGAATGAATTAAAGACAATTTAAATAGTAATATGCAATAATACAATGAATTTCTTATTTTGGAATATAAACAAAAATAAAAATTGCTTTAGCATCATCCGGGATATGATATATACAGAAGATATTGACATATTAATGATTGCAGAATATCCATTATATACAAGTGAAGATGAGTTATTGGCAAATTTCTTAACCATCTTAAAAATATACACTTAAATATTTTATAATCAATATATTATAAGAAAGGTAATTTTAATGGAGAAACAAATAAGGAACAAAAATAGGAATTAAAGTGATTTCTCATTTTTCTATTTGCACTCTGTTTCTTTCTTTTCGTTTGTTTGCTTTCAGAGTGCATTCCGAGCAATTTTATCTGCTCTCATCATTCGAAGAATTTGCTCCTAACTTTAACTAACAAATTATTTGCAGCTCATAAAGAGAATACAAATTATTATCTCTTGAAGTTGTATTGCTTGTAGCAAAGATAATCTTTTTTGTACAGGCAGCCAAAAATGCCTGCCTATATTTAGTTTAATTTAGTTTAGCATATATAAGGCTAACAAACTAAACCAAACTGGATTTTCATGTTACTTTTTGTGATTTTCCCATTCTACCCATACAGCCAAAAGAGAAGATAAGCTCTTGCCTCTTTTCTCTTTTCGCTGCGATACTCTTTTACTTCATAGCCACCTTTTACACACATCCGTACCGAGCAAACTCCCACATGCTCGCATATCAACTTTCGGTCTGCCCGATGGGAATTGTGTCGCAAAGGTATTTGCCATGTCTTTATTGTATGCAAGGTTGTAACCTGAAGGTTCACTACAAAATCTCCACGCTCCGCTTCGCAGAGGTAGTATTTTGTAGTGAAACCCTGCATACATAGCCATGCCACCTGTTGAAGCGACATAATTTCAATCAAGCCCGAAAGTAAGTGAAATGCTACAGGAGGGAAAGTAACAAACTTAAAACTTGGTATTTATGGCAAATTATGCAACCAACATTTTCCACGCAAGAACGGAAAATAAAACAGACCTCGACAAAATAGAGGCTTTCTTGGATGACACTTTCAGCGAATTTACCAATCGATATGGTGATAGTGTAGATGCAGAATTTTCCTCTCGTTGGGTGTATCCAGAAGAAGAAATCAAAAAATTGGTAGAATCGTTGGAGGACAAAGATAAAGTCTATATCAAGATTCTAACCTATGAATTTGAAGACGAGTACGTGAGCTTTAGAATATTCTCTCAGGGAGAATGGAAGGTCAAATTAATAACTGAATGAGTAGAAGAAGATAAAGTAAAATTATGGTCTATCCTACACTTTGCTTATTCTATAAGAGACACACGGATGGAACGATTGTCGGTGATTTCGACAACAAAATCACTGTTCGTTTCATCTGTGGCAAAGAGAGAGTATTAAATACTGTGATGAAGTAATTTTTACAATTTTACAACATAGAAACCATGACACAGATAGCAATGAAATTCGTCCAATGGGATGTGCCCGAATTGGAAAAACTGAAAGATAGCAAGGTTTACAAATTACGGGAACGTCTTGATAATGGCGACAAGTTGAGTCGGGAAGAAAAGAACTGGCTCACCCGCAATGTGAAAGAGTGCTGCCATTTCAAAAGAGGTATCGCTTTAATGGGCTACCGTTTTGACTTCTCCGATGTTCTCAAACGGTATTTCGTGAAACAACACGGACATATTGCCGAATATTATACCATTGACAAAACCGCACTACGTTCTGTCCTATATGGTCGAATTGAAGATATAATCGAAGTACAATAAAAATCAAAAGAAGCATGAAAGTAACAATTGAACACAGCTTTTGCCCCTATTGTGACGAGGTAACTGAACTTTATTTCCGAATCATTAACACGATTCTTTTTTCTGGCAATGAGGCGGAATTGCGTGAAAGCATGAGACAGTTGGAGAAAAAAACTCCACTTGATGAATATTTCACATACGGTTACGGTGCACGACACCTTTGGGTTTGCCAGCGACGTCCCAGCGACAAAACCAAAATATTCGAGCATCGTATTATGATGGTTGAATTTCAATGACACCTTGGACAAATATCATCGACTGGCTGGAATGGAATCACCCATTTCAGCCTTACTTCCATTTTCCTTTTATAACTTTTTCTTTTGGCTGCGCCACTCCCTTTTGTAGAAACCAGCCATTCGCACAAAGCGAATTGGAAACCACTTTGTGAAAAGTCTGGTTCTTCCTGCCGTTTTTCCTTCCAGTTCCATTTTTTTTTCGATGCGGATATCACTATCCTCCAAGGATGGGCTACCTACGCTTCTGTCCACTCTTGGCTGACACATTCCTTATGCAGTGGCCTTTTTTCTGATTGGATGGTATTCTGTTTGTTACAGTCTCAATTCAAGCCAGGCATGTCTCGCTTTGGCTTTGCTATTCTTCACTGACTTTCGGACGGATGTCTCGCCTTTGTGCCGACATTTGGATTTGCTCTTTTTCCTTATCATTACCGGTTTACTTGTTTCCCATTTTCCATAATCGCTTTTTATCGAAGCAATCATCATTTTTCCTCTGCAAAGATAGTATGCCGACGGGAACGACATGGTTGTCTTGACCAATGGCGTAGCCGCTTCAATCTTCCTTTATCGAGCCTTCGATTTTACCTGTGGCTAAAAATAAAGCGTATTGACGCGCTATCCTTGGTGCATCCCTTAAACGACATCTACTTTTTAGGCAGTGTAAAAATTGATTTAATAACTTCTAAAAGCAATTCAACATGAAAAAGATTGAAAACAATTTCACAGTAACCGGATTCTTAGGTAAAGACGCTGAAATCCGAGAGTTCACCAACAGCAGTGTCGCACGTTTCCCATTGGCCGTAAGCCGTCAGGAAAGGAATGCCGAGGAAACCAACCGCATTTCAGCCTTTATGAATATTGAGGCTTGGCGTAAAAACGAGAATACTGGGTCATTCGACCAACTGACCAAAGGTACGATGCTCACCATTGAAGGCTACTTTAAGCCTGAAGAGTGGACCGACAAGGTCGGTGTGAAGCACAATCGTGTTGTTATGGTGGCTGTCAAGTTTTATCCTCCTATCGAAAAGGAGGATGTTCCTGAAAAGCCGGTAAAGCCCGTGAAAAAAGGCAAAAAATAATTCTTGCCTTATCATGAACAAAGCGATCTTTTGGTCGCTTTTGTTTTGCTCATGACCGGATTAATACGCATCATACTTTTATAAGTGACTGTTGCGATGCCAAGCTCCAAATGAAATCTTCACCCGGTAATACTGTTATACTTAGCTCCACTTGATGAACAGGCAGATTACGATTTTCAATAGAAAAAAGAAGACTCTCTCAATTCCATACCTCTGAGCAGCTTTCCAGTCCCTCTTATAACCATATTTCTTCCCAAAAGTGAGGTTACGTCCGCCGTCCATTAATTTTACAGTGCGAAGTTAAGTCGGACGTGAACCTGCAAGGCGCGTTTCATTTGCAGTCAATGCCGTTCAAATGAAATCCTTCGGATTCCGCTTCCTCCTTGCATTGTTCCCTTCTTCCGCCTTGTGGTTTGCACGTAAAATCAAATCCCACCGGACGAGGTAAAAGCCTCTGAAGGGAAGGGAAAATAAAAAATTAGAATGTATGAAACAAATAATTTGGTCAAGTGATGCTCTATTGGATGAAACAGCAAGAGAGTATTATCAAAATTTCAAGCGAGAAGAACTGGACGATGATGCCTACAAGGTCAGCGATGAAGAGTGGTCGGACGAAGTGTATAATGAATTGGGGGATGAGCGGCAGAACCTAAACAAGGATGTCAATGGAGTCATTATTGCATTTGGAGATTTAGGATTGTGGAACGGACGCAAACAAGGCTATCAAATTTTGGGTGACAACATTGCCGGGATATTACAATCTACACAGTATGATGCAGAGTGGTACGGTGACGGCTACGATATACGAGGCCGTATGTCGCACCATGATGGCACGAATTATGTTTTGTACCGTGTCGCTGAAAATCGTGACGACGCAGAACGGATTGCCGCAAAAATCTACAACTATGAAATTGACGAGAATGGTTTTCGCCAAGTTACACGTTCCCTCCACCCCTATGTGGCCGCAGTGTATGGCTGGAAAACTCTACAGGACAACCTCGTTCAGGTAAAATAGCCTGTAACCTGTACTTAAACAAATGCCGTAACGCTTTCTCAAGAGGCTGTTACGGCACTTGTGTTTTATGCCGTATATATTCTGCATAAAATGTGGTGGGAAACTATTCCTTTTTACACATTTATGAATGTTCCCGCCCAACTGTTGTAGGTGGCCGCTTGTGCCAGTTTCCTTTTTTAGACTCCGGCCCTCCTTTATAGCCCCATCCAGCTACCCCCCTATATTTCTATCCCGCAAGCCTGGTTATTTCCCTGCAAAATTCGATTGCCGGCTGTCCGTCCTGTCAAGGACCGCTGACACTTGCTGCTGTAAAATCTTCCTCTCCGAAATATCGAAGAGTGTATTTTCCGCATCCTCCTTGCCCGTTCTGGCCGCCAATCCCGTGGGCAGAAAAATAATCAACCTTTCGGTACAGGAAGTATCGAAGGGAAATAAATAAAATATTAATCTTAAAATTTGAGGCATTATGACATTCAGAGAATTTATGTTAGAGAACGGTTATGAATTGCAAACAACCTTTTGGAATGATTTTTCCATTGCTGACCGATTTGGTCTTTCGGCGATACAGGACACTTTCAACCGTGCTTTTGAGGAGTGGAAAGAGAACTACAAGTATCTCACGGAACTGGTTTTAGTGCTTAACCATAAGATATGGCAGTATTATGAAACAAGGCCGGAAATTGCGACATTGTATAATACCCTTTGGGCACAAGCCAGTCAATATGCAATGGAGTATCTGAAAGATGACGAGCTAAGCTATTATTATGATGTAACGGATTAAATGTCCCAGCTCCTCCCACAGGAACAAAAGAAAGCCGGCTTTTGTCGGCTGCTCTTTGTGGTCATTCCCTTTTTTATCACTCCGTTTTACCCTTGTATAAAACGAAATTATTTCGTTTCAGGCTGCTACCAGTCAGGACTTGTTTTTTCCTGTGCAAAGGTATTGCCACGGAAAAACATTCAAGTACCGCTACGCTATTTGAACACAATTTTTCAGTAGCTTTCCCGATTTTCAATCGCTCAAATGTCGTATACGCTCCATACCGCAACTGTAAAAATTCTGTCCAAATTCCTTGCCTGCTTTTCCTTAAAGGCAATCTTGAATGCACGTAAAAATCAAATCCCGACTGGAGAAGCCTAAAGGCTTCCGAAAAAAGGGAAAAAAAGAACATGATGTTTAATAGCTAAATTTTAAAAGTATGGAAATTCAATTTGTGATTGTTCGTTCAGAAAATGCAGAGTATTTGTGTCACAATGTAAATGGAACGTATGTGGATGTCAGCGACCCATCAACAGAATTTGTTTCTGGAGAGGATGATTTTCGCTTGGTAGAGCCGGACAGCTCCCTAACGCGGAAAGAATACGAGTTTCGTGGAGAACGCTTTTATCTCATGCCTCAATTTTATGGCAATGGCTGGTTAGCACTTACTTTGCAAAGTGTGGAAGATGAAACAGAGTATATCGTGCTATCCGTCAATTTGGAGAGCATGGATGCACTCGATTTGCCAGACCGTACATTTATTGATGTGAATCATTATCCGGATGCAATGGAGTTTCTGGAGACAAATAATTTAGCGACCTATTCAGGTTACAAGCGTAGAAGCGGATTTGTGGAATATCCAATGGCGGTATTGAATCTTCCTTTGCTTTATCAGCACGCCCCGCAGATTTTCCAAGAGGCGAATATCGAATGTTTTTAAATGGTTTTCTGAAAGTATGGTACTGATGACTACCAAAGAGATACCGTATCGGTTAAATCCTATCGGTATGGTATCTTCTTTTGCCCGAAGACAGGTGGCATCCCCCTTTTTTACAGATTGCTCCGTGCCCACTTTTTTAATTTCCTTGTTTCCCTTTTATAGCAGCGTAACTGCCTGCTTCTCTTTTACAGCCCTTATGTAATGAATGTTGATGTTTCCTGTCGTTATCCAGACTTTCGCCCGGTCTTGTTTTCGTGTGCAAAATTACGGCGAACGAACGCTATCCAAGTATCGCTACGCTATCCGAAATGAAATTTGACGTAATCTTCCTAAATCATAGATTTCGGTATTCATAAAATTTCATTTCCGATTCCTTGCACTGCGTTCCTGCTTCGTCGTTTGGGACGCACATGAAAAACAACCCTTCCGGCAAAGTCGAAAGACTTGAAAAAAGGGAAAATAAAAAACTTAATTAAAAACGAAAACGAGTATGACAATAGAAGAAGTATTACAGCACGATTTAAAATTCAGGTATATGTTATTGGGGCGTTTGCAAGCCGACTGTGAATATTATCTTGGCTTTGGAAACAAAAGTTCTCGTCGTTTGTGGGCTGGTTCTGAAAAGGCACAAATTGAATACATGACGAAAATTCACGACAGCTTCCGAGAAAACGAAAAACCCGAATGGCTGACAATGGAGCAAATCAAAGAATACAGCAATGCTATGGAAGTAACACAAGAATAATTCAAAAAAAATACCGTAATAACCTTTAACGGAGGTGTTGCGGTATTACAGTATTACAAATAAGGGTCGGAGTTTGAGAACATACCCTCTTATAATTGAGAGGGTAATAATAGTCCCTCTTTTATAATTATATCATTCTATTCCTTTTTTATATTTCTGCAAAAGGAATAGCATTCTTCTTTTATATTAATTATTTTTCATTTTATCTCCCATCTATTCTTCATCCTATCACCGGTTTGGTTTTATCAAATGCAAAGGTCGGCTATCGCGCTTGATCCTGCTACTTGAAGTGTATTTCTTACAAAATTCTTCCTTCCTGCGCAAGAGTAATTTGGCAAGAAAAGTTGCCGTATGAAGCTGTATCGACATCCGTTTACCGCATCCATAAATCCCAAAACGGTTCAATCAGTAAAGAACCGACAATATGGGAAATAAAAGTTAATACTAACCAATTCTTTAAACATTAAAATCATGCCTAATTATGTAACAAACCGTTTAGAAATAAACGCAGACAGAGAAACAGTACAAAATGTGATGGATTTCTTAAAAGGAAAAACTGATGAAGACAGTACGCCTTGCTATATTGACTTCAACAACATTATCCCTATGCCAAAGGACTTACTGATAGAAGCGTCCACTTCTGGGGAATTTGGTATGCAGTATATCATAGCACAGCAACGTAAACCGTTCAATTCACAGGACGACCTGAAAGTCATTCAATGGATGGAAATTCAGGAGGAAAAAGTCAGGGAAGAAGCATTACAACTTGGAATGACATATCTGAGAAACTGGGGAAAATACGGTTATCCTACTTGGTATGAATGGTCTATTGCCAACTGGGGTACAAAATGGAATGCCTTTAATCAGAATTTTGAAGAACCGAACGTGCTTTGGTTTGATACGGCTTGGGAAGGTGTGCCTCTGCTTATCCAAACACTCTCCGAGATATTTCCGGACGTCGAGTTTCAATATGCCTATGCGGATGAAGACCTTGGTTCCAACGTGGGCAAAGGGACTATCCGAAATGGAGAAACCGACATGACATTCCCCGATAACGGAAGTAACGAAGCCTTTGAAATTGTCTTTTTCGTAAAACCGGGATTAGAGGAATACTTGGAACTGACAGACGAGGGGTATAGGTGGAAAGCCTAAACATCTCCGGACAGACAATATCTGACATGTATTCAGGGTATATCTCAACCGATATATCCTGGATTCCTGTTGCCGGAAGCTCCGTTTATATTTATTCCATTCCACTTCCTTTTTACAATTTCACGCCTCTTGAACCAGTCTTTTTTGACCGTATTTACCCATCCCTTGGCTGGCCTACTTATCATCTTTGAAGCTGCTTTTACTGAAACCGCCAAACACGCCCTTCAAGAGCTTGCCGACAACCCAGAATACCAGCAATACAATTATAATATCTCCCATAAGTCTTACTTTTATAGTTTTAACAATAATAAAAATACAAAATAATAACCGAAAAACAAATATACGATCCTGATTATCTGAAAATTCTATCAGGAGTTACCTTCATTTGTTCCGTCCTCTTTCGGGTTCTGTTTGACACGCGGACCGCTGGTTTGGCCACGATCAAGTTTTACGCCATATTTATTGAGTATGCGCCAAATAGAACTTTTGCTGCTAAAACCGCTTGCAGCCCAAATGTCATCGAAAGAATGCCCGTTGATATACATATCCACGATTGTCTTATCTCGTTCAGCTTTAGGTAATACCTTCGGCACAGCCGGGGCTTTGATATTCTGGCGTAACTTCTCGACATGAGCGGAATATTTTCGTAGTGCGGCAATTTCTTCCGGAAATGCCCCTATTATCCACAACACATCGGCTGCTGTCGTACCGGGGAATAATTCACCGCGAGTATCAACTCTGTCATGAATGGATATGACACGTACAATTTTGATACGGCATAGTTCGATGAACGCGGCCAGTTCTCTTAAACCGCGTGCAGCATTGCTGAATTTGGATATGACTATTTCATCGCCCCTTTGAAGATTCGCCATAAGCTGTTTCCACATAGGTCTCAATGTTTCATGTTCAACTGTTTCCTCTACGATTTGTACACAACCATATCGCTGCATCCATTCTCTCTCAGCATCAAAACTGTCATTATTTTCCTTGAATATATAGCCAACTTTTGCCATTTTAATATACACTGTTTTGATAACAAGTGCAAATATAGCACTTTCATTTTAATCTAAAATCATATCGTGGCAAAAATCTCGCTAAATCCTTTTTTTAGCTTTTTTTCTTGCACTTGTTTTCATTGATAATCATATTATTAATATGATACCAAAAATTATACTAAATGCGATATAAAAGGGCTTTTACAATAAAAATAATATATAGATTTGCATCGTTAAATATGAATTGTTAAATATGAAAATTTTAAAATCATACTACAAGACTCCATCATTTTTGACTGGAAGATGTATCGTTTCATTGGCCATATTGGGCCTGATATCATGCAGCGATAGAAATGGCAAATCATTGTCTGAAGCTACGAACGATCCTGCCGGAATATACAGGGAGTACTTGTACAATATACGACGTCAGAAAGATTCCTCATTTCAAGTATTGACCAAGCATATCCTACAATGGCAAACAGTAAAAGACTCTGTTTTTAGGTATCTCCGGAATGATACGCTCAGCCACCCCCATTCCAATCAGCGTGAAGAGTGTATCAGACTGCATGATTCTATCCGCACTGAGTTCTCACGCTTAGCCCTCTCAAAGACGCGTACTTATCAGGAACTTTTGGCTCTCAAAGGAGAGTTCTCACCTTATAACAATGATGAGGAACTGCATCATGCCGCTGGAGAAATCCGCCCGTTTTTCAACTCACTGGATAATCTTCCGCTTCATAAGGGTAACAAAGAGGAAATCCTTGCGGCTTACCGTATGTTACTGACCCGAACTATCCGTAACGGCATACATAGCCGCAATGAACTGATTACTTATATCACTAAAGAAGATGCTATATTCCGTGCGTTCCTCTCTCACTTGCACGATTTCGAAGGTGAGAGTATGGCTGACATCACACGTGGTACTGAACAGTGTTGTTCGCAGATATTCTTTGCCGCTGAGAGAAAGGAGATTACCTATCGGGAGGCTATGCTTTATTTGACAATGCGCACCAATCGTCGCCAAATACAAAATATGCAGATTTGTATAGAAGATGTTCGGAACAAAAAAATCAAGACTTCTTCGCAAGCACATGCTTATATATGGATGCTTATCCACCCTTATACTTCATTGGACGGATTCTCTATGACATTGCTTTCCGATAAAGAACGGAAACAACTTGACAGGATGGCGGCACAGACACCTGTGGCGTTCAAAACCTTGAGCCGAATCCTGCAATCGGAAAGTGGTCAACTGACTGAACTGCCAGGAATGCTTATGGATATTTTCATACAGACGCTCTAACAATATAAAAAATGAATATGTTACGACATTTTTTCAATGACTTTATGACATTTGTCCCTCTGCAACTACCGCAACTACTCGATGTGACGACAATGGAGGAAGCACAATTCTACGGTGACTACGCCCTACTGACCTTCCCGCTACGCGACCCTTACGATTTGGAGGAAGTGATGGATCTGTTTGAGGACGATATGGAGCTTATAACTCTCTACCACCACATCCCCACGCACGCTGACAAATTCGGGCATAGCACCTGTGCATACTCCAACCCGGCATTTGGACAGATGTTCAAGATGAATTGCAAGACAGATGCAGACGGTAAGGTAAATAGCATTCTTGTCACCATCTATGATTCTCTTGAGCAGATGTACGGCGAGCTGTGCCTTGATTTGGATCTTCATTCCAAAAGTGGCACATTCAAGTATAAGAAGAACAAAGACGATCTCTTGATGGATTTCCTTTAATGGTCATGTTATGCGGGACACACTATACCGACAAATGGTTTATTGGATTAGGGAATACCGGACATGGATAGAGGTTGTTGATGACAATTTCTATAAGGAGTATGCTTTGTCAAGAAACGGATATATCAATTACATTGTTTCCCGCACGTTGGTACTGCGGGCTTACAAAGACAAAGGCTCATACGCCAAAGGCATGACATGGACAATTCCGGAACATAAACTGGATAAGGCATTGGCAGCCTACCGTAAGCAGGAGCATACGTTCAAGCAACGTATTAAGAAAGCAGCGATATACCTTTCACCGAGGGACGCCGAAGTTATCATCCTATTGGCCACCCACAATATTGTCCAATTAGAGTTGATGATATCCCCCATTCAAATACGCGAGAAACCCTATTATTTATGATTTGGAATATACTACAACTTATCTTCTGTATAACGCTTTTCGTATTGCCATTAGCATTGTACAAAAGCCACCGTTCTTTTATGGTAAGGTTCTACGATGCTATGATACACAGTGTAAAGGCTCGTAAACTATATGTACAGGTCGTATTGATTCTGCTATTGCTCTTCCACTATGTTTACATCAGCGGACATGTTGGCGAGTTCGGTGTTTTTCTTTCAACTGCTATCTGTGCCACTATATATTCATTTAGAAGAGCGGACAGATTGTTAAGAGGTTTATGTGACCGATCATGTATGTTTGTCATACTCTCATTGGTGGCTTTGGCCATCAGTTTTGTTCCACACTTGTACACAACGGCGGTAACTGCCGCCTATCTTCTTTTGGCTGCCCTGTTCTATCCCTCTGTTCGGGTTATGACCGAATTTCAGGACATAGGCATAATCTCTGAATGGATGAAATTCCCCAGACTATTAGCCGAAAGTTATTATGACCATCATCACGCGATATTGCCGCAAGATGCGGATAGCGGCAACACTGATATATCCGCACAATAGTAATAATTAAAAAATGAAATGAAAATGAAAACCAAGCAGAAAATAGCTGTCCCTATATTGGCAGACAGAGAAGTATTTGACTACCTCAAGGAGAAAGTCGGTGAACGAAAAACAAAGACAGAAGCCTTCTGTGATTTATTGGATAAATCTTTGGCAGGTTTTGTTTCCCCTTTTTTAAGGAACAAAGGCTACGAACTTCAACCCAACCAGTGCCACGTGACTGTTTCTGACCTTTCATCGGAATGGCATTGGCATAGGGCTACTGTCCGTTCTTTTTTGGATGTAATGGAAGAGTTCGGCTTGTTGAATCGCATCCGGCTTTCCAAAAGCGTCATCATTACCATGACTGTGCAAACCAGCCAATCCACGGAGTCTTGCAATGGACAGAAGAAGTTGAACCTTGCAGAACAGCTACGTGAGGCATTGTCCGATTGGATAATCGGCAAAGTGTCCCTTGACGAGATCGGAATCAAGTGTGAGCAACTTGTTCGTCGGGCAATGGATGAAGCTGGCATATGCGATAGCTGCCCATCTCCGGACAGTATCACTCGCATCAATCCGGCAGCGGATGATGATGAACGAGCTGTCAAGATTCGTATGGTAGCTTTGGAGTGCATTACATTTGCCGCTATACAACGGGCACTGCGTAAGTCGAGATTCGATGACAGTGCAGAGTTTATGGACTACTTCCGATTGGAATTGTATGGGGACTGGACAGGACTTATTGCAACTTCGAAAGGTATTGCCGGGCTTATTCTTGATGTAGATAGGGATGAAAATTCCGATTATGATGAAGATGACAGGGAGTTCCTTAAAACGCTTTTTAAGCCTTTTCTGGCATTTGCGGCAAAGGCACAGGAGGCAACGTATCAGATTGGAGGTTGAAAACAGAATGTATAACCGCAACAATCCACTTTTGTATCCAGTGAAGCCCCCCTGCCAGTTATAGAAGGCATCCGGGCTTGCCCGCCTGCCACGAACAAAGGGAAGGGGGAGCCTAATACCCCACCTGCCTGACGTTGGTGGGAAGGGTGTCCGAACAAGCAGCAAGCTGGGACACGGTAGATTGTCCGAAACAATATGAAAAACGTATGGCAAATCAAAAACAGGTACTCGACGTGCAGGTGTCGAAAGGGATTACCACCGCCCAAAGTAATGAACATCTGCGTGACCGTAGTGAAAAGGCAGAGAAGTACGCTATGAGTAAGGGAAATTATGATCCTACGCGTAAACGGCTGAACTTCGAGATTGCGCCCGGAGGTAAAATACATCCCATCGACACAAGCCGTAGCATTCCCAAACGGATGGCGGACATATTAAGTCACCGTGGAATCAAAGATCCTAATGAGGGGCTGCTCGAACCAAAATACCGCACGGTGGTAAATATCATCTTCGGCGGTTCACGGCAGCGAATGCAGGAACTTGCTTTCGGTACGCAACAGGTGGACTTTGAAAAAGGTGCGGACAATACCCGCATCGAACGGAAGCGTGACATTGAACGCTGGGCCAAGGATGTTTATTCATTCGTTTGTGGCAGATATGGTGAGCAGAACATCGCTGCATTCATTGTACATCTGGATGAATTGAACCCGCATATCCACTGTACGCTTCTGCCAATCAAGGATAGTCGCTTTGCGTACAAGGAAATCTTCGCCGGTAAGGATAAGTTTGAATATAGTGCAAGAATGAAACAACTTCATACGGACTTTTTCGCAGAAGTCAATACAAAGTGGGGAATGTCAAGAGGAACAAGCATATCCGAAACGGGTGCACGGCACAGAACGACTGAGGAATACCGCCGAATGTTGTCTGAAGAGTGTACAACAATCGAGGATAATATCAAACTCCATCAACAGGTATTGGGTGAACTTCAATCAGACATCCGGTTGGCAGAACGCAGAGTCAAAGGGCTTACGACAATGGTTAGCAATCTTGAAAAGCAGAAAACTGAAAAAGAAACCTTGTTATCGGCAGCCGAGTACAATTTAAAAGAAAACAAAGGCAATGCGGCAGAATTGGCAATCCAAATACAAATGTTGGAAAAAGAGCTGCAAGGAATCATCAGGCAACTGGCAGACAAGCAGGAAAAGTTGCAGACGGCTGACCGGCAACTCATCGAACTGAAAAAGGATATGGGAGCCATTGAAGAACGTACCGAAGAACTCAAAGAGGAGGCCTATCAATATTCCCGTGATGTACACTCCAAAGTGGATAGCTTGTTTAAAGACGTCCTACTGGAGAGTGTAATCAGCGAGTATCGTAACGCATCGGCACAAATGAATGTTTCAGAACGGCAGCTCTTTGACGGTTCACTGGTACAGTCTATCGCCGAGCGGGGTACGGAAATCATGCACTGTGCGACAATGCTATTTCTCGGAATGGTAGATGATGCCACTACATTTGCCGAATCACATGGTGGTGGAGGCGGAGGGAGTGACCTCAAATGGGGACGCGACGAGGACGAGGACAATCGAGCATGGGCACTTCGCTGTATGAGGATGGCGAGCCGCATGATGCGCTCGACTATCGGCAAGAAATCTAAACGGTAAATGGCATACGCCTTACACCAGATTAAAAGTATAACTAATGAAATCATTGGAATATGACGAAACAAATTATTTTCATCTTCGCTTTGCTCTGCACGTTGCAGGCACAAGCAAGTGTACAACCCGTACAGAAGGACACTGTACGACACACTATTCATTATGAAGTAGCGGAATTGCTTCAACCGATGCAGCCCGTCTATCTCAACGGGGTGCTACTTCCGGCATCTCGAACCGGCAACTGGTTTGTTAGCATATCCGGAGGTGCGACAGTTTTTCTTGGTACACCTCTCGGTTGTGAAGACCTTTTTGGACGAGTGAAACCTTCGTACAGCCTCGCCGTCGGCAAATGGTTTACTCCTTTGGTCGGCGCAAGGGTAAATTATAGTGGCTTGCAGTTTAAGGATGCACAATTATCTACGCAGGACTACCATTATATCCATGCAGATCTCCTGTGGAATCTCCTTGGACGCAGATATGCCCGACAGGAACAGGTACGTTGGAGGCTTGCACCCTTTATGGGTGTCGGTCTGCTACATAACGCCACCAACGGGAACAATCCCTTTGCGCTTTCTTACGGCATACTAACACAATACCGTATTTCCAAACGGGTTAGTGCTATGCTGGAACTCTCTAACACAACTACATTCCAGGATTTCGACGGATATGGCTATCCAAACCGTCTGGGCGATCACATGCTTTCGCTGACTGCCGGATTCACCTTTCATCTCGGTAAGGTCGGCTGGAAGCGCGCGGTGGATACGGCACCATACATCCATCGGAACGAACTGCTTGTCGATTATGGCAACTTCCTTTCGGAGGAGAACAGGCGTTATGTGGGACGTCACAATCAAGATAAGCGAACACTCGTGGAATTAAAGAAAATTCTGGAAATCGAAGGACTACTCGATACATATAGCCATATCTTTGACAACGACGATATAACCGGATGCAGATATCCTATAAATAATTATAGCGGTTTGAACTCGCTTCGTGCAAGATTGAAGCATAGCTATTGGGACGGGTCGTCACCTCTTGACACGACTATTCTTCAGACAGAGAATGGAAAGCCATCATATAATTACACGGCTTCCCGAAATGTGCAGTCCGCCCATCAGGACACCCTCGCTATGGATTCCACGGTTCTTTCATACGCTGATGGAGAGTGCATCGGTACACCCATCTATTTCTTTTTTGCTCTCAATACGACACATCTGACGGATACCTCACAGAGGCTTAATCTTGACGAACTGGCTCGTGTAGCTAAGAAATACAGTTTATCCGTGAGGGTAACTGGTGCTGCTGACAGTTCTACAGGAACATCAAGTATCAATGATTCTTTGAGTATATCGAGAGCAGGTTTTATTACCGCAGAACTGGAACAACGTGGAATACCAGCCAAGCGGATTATCAGAGTTAGCAAAGGTGGAATTGCCGACTATACGCCCGTGGAAGCCAACAGACATACGAAAGTGGAGTTGTTTTTTCCAAAAGCGAAATAGAAATTTCGCATAATTGATGTTTAACTTTGTCATAATCAATGAAGCCTCTCCGCTGTGAAGCGAAGAGGCTTTTTCGATATGGTACACGTGAAGTTCGCCATTTTCCTACTGTCAGAACCAGAATGAAAATTATTTCGATGCTTCAAGTGACTCTTTTCTGAACTGTTTGAGAAGTTTTTCAAGTTCAAGTGATACTTTGCGGGCACGAGTTCCGGCAGCTTTGTTGCCTTTCTCCATCTGGAGGTTGGCATCTTTTGAGAATTGATCGAACAATTCACAGATTTGTGTAAATGTTTTTTTCATTGTTATGTTCTTAATATTATATAATACGCTGGCAAAGATAGCAAAAATATTTTTTTAGGACTTATATTAGCTCTGTTATATATTTCGCCTATAATATGATACCCCTTTTTATGTTTTTCCATTCTGAGTATTCCCTTATCGCACCATCGGCAAATCTGGCCGAAGAGATTTTATATGCAAAGGTACAGTGTCCGGACGATTGTCAAGCACCGCTATGCTAACGGTTCCTGGATATTTTACGGCAGCCTTCCTCAAATCAAAGATTGACTTTCAGTCCCCTTCTCATTGCAAGGTATAAAAGGACAAGCCTGCTTCTGCTCTTACATTCGAAGGTTGGGTATTCCGTTCCATTCCATTTACTGTTTACTTGTCTTATCGCCCTTATTCCACTGTTAATCCTGCATAAAAATCAATCCCCGGCAAGAAGCCGAAAGAGCTTCAAGCAAAGGGAAATAATAAATCAAAGAATATGGGAAAATACGATTTTATCAAGTTGGGTAATCTTCTTTATTGGCATGACCCAGATAGTGGTCTGTCTAATGGGGTTTACCAAGTGGCTTCTATTCCGGAAAACATTGAAGAGGATAGCGTTATTTTGATTGCATCTGATACTTCGGAAGCGGAGGTTTTTCCTTCTGAATTATCACCGATACATACCGGTAGAAGTCATAAAGAAGACTTTTTGCGTTGGAAAACAGAACGTGAAGCTGAAGGTATTGAGTTTTACGACCACCTTTCCAAGGTGATGGATACGGAAAACGACTTGAGTGTGGGAGATATGGTGGCGTTTACAAACGATTATGGAGTGATATTTGGACCTTGTGAGGTCTTAGCTTTTGGGAATCTCTGTAATAGTGGCAGATGTGTATATATTGACAGTGATTCTTATTGGTTTCCTAACCGTCCCGACCAACTCACCATCATGAGAGGTGCGGAATGACAATAACATATCCACCTGTAGCCAAAGCGGGTGGATAGCATTTCCTTGTATTGTATATTCAGCCCGATTACTCTTATAGCCATGCTCCACCGAACTCCCACAACCGGTCCTATTCCTTTTTTACTCGTCGTACTCCGTTTCTAAACAGTATAACACATTTATTGGCCTGACATTCTTGAAATTCACAACGGAAACGGCTTGGTTTCCGTGTGATGAAACACTTGAACTGGTATGTGAGAAATTCCCAACACTATGTTATTTCTATCAATCGGAAGAGTCGGGTCTGGCGGAGTACTGGACAAATGACCAAGAGAGTAAATACTTTCCCGAAAAGTACATTGCAGACCTATGTACTCCAGACGACAAATGGTACAAGGAATATTTTGTCAACCAGACAGAAGTATTCAAGTGGTTTGAGGTGATAAGCGGTCAGTCTGTCGAATCAATAACAGAAATTCTTGCTATTGCCGAACAACGGAAAGATGAAAACGACAATTCTTTCTGTAACATCTATGAATATGCCGCAGGCTAAGACTAATCCGATGCAGAAAACGAAATGACGGTATGCTGACAGCGTGCAGCGAACTATCATTATCCGATAAGCTTCTCTGATTTCATGCAGATTGGAGACTTTGTCGCCTTCAGTCCTTTTATACAGTCTCAGAGTGCTTCTCCAGTCTTTTATAGATATTCTTTATATCGCACATCGGCAGTTCTTATCTGAGAGATTTTGTATGCAAAGATACAGCTTTAGAATGGTCGTCAAGTAACGCTGCGCTAACAGTTCCCGGATACTTGTGGCAGCCTTCCGCATATCGAAGATTTGGGTATTCCACTTCATTCCATTCACTGTTTACTTGCCTTATCCATCCTTTCCTTGCTGTCAATTTCGCATAAAAATCATTCCTGACAAGAAGCCGGAAGAGCTTCAAGTAAAGGGAATAAAGTTTAATCATTTAAATTTCAAAATTATGCACAGCCGAATTTTTCAGATTTCTAAAATGTGGATAGAAAAAGAAAACTATCTGAATGAAGACACTCTCCATCAAGGAGATGGCAGTTTCTATGACTATTGTGCGGAGATAGATGACGAAGAACGTAAGGAGGATATTCGTTATTTGGTCAATACTGCTCTACCAAAAGATATGTTCGAACTTGTAGGTGATGACACCATACGCTACATTGGTGGTGTGGAACAATGGAAAGAGAACTTTGTGACTAACATCCGTAAGAAAGCTGAAGCTATTACGACGGAAAATATGTTGGAGTTTGTAGGCCCTGTTTATCAACTTGAAAAGGCATTGGAAAATCCATTGGATATTGCGTATCATTTCTATTTGGACGGAGATGGATACCAATCATTTGCCGAAAAATCTTTTGCATTTATGGAGTTTGTCTGTACGCTTGAACCGGGAACGATACTCTATATCGGAGGAGTCATCGACTATCACTTCTGATACTCCATATAATTTTTTTAAAGCCACCCGCAACTCAAGCGGGTGGTTATCATCTTCCTATATAACAGTCCGGTTACTTTTATAGACCATGTTCTGCCGAACCTCTGTTACCAATTCACAGCCTCTTTTACCGATTCTATATTACCTGTTCTAATTGTATTACATTCTCACAGTCCCGACATGCA